CACCGCTGGATCCGCGGAAAGGTTGCGTCCGCTCTTCGTAGTTAAAGCCCAGTAGTTCCAAACCGCTGGCATAAGCGTCTTCCCACTCCTGCCTTGACGCCTTATTGGAATCAAACTCTTCCAGAAGTTCCGAAGCAATCCGAGCCAGTTCACGATCCGGTAGCTCTTCAGCAAGGTTCGAGTAAAACCCGTCATCGCCCAGCATCTCATCTTGTGGCTCAAAATCGACTTCAACCCCGCCATCGTCTGTTGGCGAGATTTCGATCTCTCCGATATCCTCGCCCTGAATCATGGCAAGCACATTGTTCTGTGAATCGGGAAGCTCGATCTCAATCTCAGCTTGTAAGTCCTCAACATCAAGTTGAGAAGGGACGTTGTTCTTTTCAATAGCCATTCGTTGCTCCGGTCATATAAGGAACGTATTGCATAATACCATTGGACCGCGGTCCGCGAGTCATGTTCACTGCTTTATCCTTCAAAGATACCACGCCGCCGTCCGCAAACCGCTCATAAGGCGTCGTTTTTTCAATGCTCAAGTTGTCTGGATCAAAAACGACCATCATTTCTTTACCGCGTTGTTCAAATCGGTTGCCAATAATCCCCAAATCAATTAACGCTTTTGTTGCTTCCTCTTCGCCGCCGAGCTTTTGCTTTAACTTTCCATAGAACTGACTGCCCGTAGCTTTATCGTCAAGCTCTACAAGACGACGAAGGTCCTGAATTTTTGATGCTACAAAATCAGGCTGTTTGAATAAAGGCTTTGAAAAATCTAAAAAATGTTCTTTTTCGGCGTTAACCATAACGTCGTACACGAACCCCGCGCCTTTCCCAAGAGGCTCAATAACTGGTCGCCCGTCTTGGGTAGGGTTTAAATTGCGGACTAACGTAGAGCCGTCTTCAAAAAAGTACATGATTTTTCCGTTGTCCATATCGACAACTTTAGACTCTGCCCGACGATTTGCATCTTCTAGGACATCGCTTAACGCACGATCTGTGTCTTCTCTTAATTTTGGATCGTCAATAACGTCTGGATCGTATTTTTTAGGGTTAGCTCGCATATCCTCAATGTCCACCCCAAATGGAAAAGCTACGTCATAAGCAACATCTTCTTCTCCCGCAAAGTCCCTTTCTGCAAAACGACGAGCATAACCAACGGCAACTTCTTCGTCTCCGAGATAGGTTCCGGGGCCCGCAGTGCGTTCCCTAAGCAAAGTATAGTCACTTGTACTCTTAGGGTTTCTGGCAAAGAAATTAAACAAACGCCCTGATCCGTGTTTCATGGAAAAAGCGCCGAGCATGCCGGGTAACATTGCTGGGCCGAATGCGGTAGAAGCAATGCCCGCGCTGGTAGGAACAATGTCCGTAGCCGCACCAGCTAGTTGCTCGTCTGAAACAGGTAGTCCAGATAACTTGCGGTCAAAAGTCGATAAAGCACGGCTGGCCATGCCCATGATTCCGCCAGCAGGATCAAACTCGTAAGGCTCTTCGCTTGCCCCATACAACGGGTGCTGTACAGATTCGGCACGGCTCATTGGGGTAAAAATGGTGTCGTATACGCGGCCCGGTTGTTGCGTAACGTCTTGCTCAAATTGGGAGGGTTCCACGCCATACTCACCTTCGGGGCGCTCAAAATACCCTATGCCTCCTCCGTTTTCGTATGCCCGTACTGCGGAGTCCCCTTCGCCAATCATGCGGGGACCCGTGATATCAATAGAACGGGAAAATGCGCGCTCAAAAGTAAACGCGGGGGCCGCCTTTAGCAAAGTGTTAAAATCTTCTTCTGACATTTCCGCCGCTTTTTCTGGCGTAATAATCATGTTGTCGAATTCAGGCTGTGGTTCTTCACCGGTTAATGATCCGAGGACCGAGGAGATCAGGCCGGGAGCCTGCTTGTACGCGTCAAAAGATTCTTGGAGTTCTGCTCTATCGACATCCGATAAGTCTTGAAACTGATCGTCGGTCATGGACATCGCGCCTTTCAGTGCCAAAACCCTTGCATTTCCAAGGCCGAAAGGTCTTGTGACGTCGTATCCAGCTTCTTCCAGAAGTTTTTGTGCTTCTGCGGAGTTACCGTAACGTTTCATACGGAAATAATCCAAAGCGCGCAACGCCGCCTCTTCCTCTTTCTTTGGTAGCTTAACAAGAGGGTGCATCCCTTCATGAATCGGTACCTGAGAAAACGCCGCTTGATTACCGGCAACGTTAATGTCGCGAGAAATACCAAGACGTTCTGCCACTTCTGGAATCAAAGAGTTTCCTAAAACGCCTTTGCTACCTTGGGTATACAGATAGTTTGAATCCTCATAACCAAAGGGAACCTTGCCCGTATATACAGCTTCGTCAATTGCCCGTCGTTCCAAGATGTTGCTGGGGTCTTGTTCAAACTGCAAAAAGTTGTAGTAATCGATCATATCGTCAGTATTTTTATCGATCACGCTTCGTGCGGCTTCGGCGGCAAAAGGAGGAGCCGAGGGACCCAGTTGATAGTTTATCGCATCGGCGGTTTCTGCTAGACGGGCTTCGACGGCGGCGGGAAAGTCCGCTTCGGTACGCACCCGTTGCTGACCCAGCATTTGCTGTCTTAAATACTGCTGTAAGTTATCTTCGGCGTTTTGAACTGGATCGGCCATAAATGCGCTTTCCCGAGATGTCAATAGTATGCCGCAACTTTAACAGATTGATCGCTATCTTCCCAATCATCTGTAGGCAACTGAATGAAATTCCCCTGCCGGTAGCGCATCAACGCCTGCGTCATGGAATCCACAAGGTCGTCATGCTCGCCGTTTGGAAAGGCCGCAACCTCCTCAACAAGCTCTTCCGCCCAGACTTCGTCGGGGGCCCATACCATGCCGGCTTCAAACAAGGGTGAAACAGCATGTACGCGCGAGATCTTATCGTTGCCTTTAGAAGGGGTGAAGTTAACGACGGGGATCCCTGTCTGACGCATTTCGTGAGTCAACGGCATACCCGAAGCCTTGGCTTCCACGATGACGGTGTCGGGGTCCCAAAAATTATATTGTTCAAAAGCAATCGCCTTGAGTTCCGGAAAATCCCACCGCCCCTTCTTGGAGTCGAGCAAGATAATATTCGGCTGGGCTCCTTCGTTAGGATAGAACACACCCCACGTCGTAATCGCCGAATAGTCGGCCGTCTCGCGTTTTGAAAACGCCGTGTCATAACTCTGAATCACAAACTGCAACTGAGGAACCGTATCCTTCTCCCAAACGTTCCACCACTCGCGTTTGATAATCGCGTTCTCTTCGCCCGTCGGATTCTGTTGATACTGAGCATTCCACTTGCTTGGCGGAATAGATGCCCGGACCCTTGATAAATCATCTAAAGACCAATACTCAGGCCAGCAGGGTTCCTCATTCTCCTCGCCAGAATTAAAAATTGCAGGTAATTCAACAACTTCCCACTGGTCAGCAAGGGGATCCTTAGCCATCGCTTTCAATAACTGACCCGTCATATCCTTCTCTGACCACCGGGTTTGTACCAAAACAATACTTCCGCCCGGTTGCAAACGCTGACGGGGACCCCCTGTATACCAGTCCCAAGCATCATCAAAACCAGAATTCGACATCGCCGTCTGTTCCGAATGCGGGTCATCAATAATAATCAGATCACCACCACGTCCCGCTAAGTTGGAACCAACACCCACGGCGTAGTACATCCCGCCCTTATTCGTGTCCCAACGTCCTGACGCTTTGGAGTCAGCCGCTAACTGCACTTCAGGGAAAATCTCTTGATAATCATCGGACTCGATTAGGTTTTTGGTCTTACGGCCAAAATTGACTGCTAATTCTGTCGTGTGTGTCGCTTGAATGATCTTCTTGGACGGAGCACGGCCCATGAACCACGCAGGAAACAAATACGAAGCAAACTCTGATTTGGTATGACGGGGTGCCATGTTGATGATCAGACGCTTTAACTCGCCGTTAGCTACGCGTTCTAACTTTTCAGCAATGATTTTATGGTGCCGCCCTGCAATAAACTCGGGCCAAACGGTTTTAACAAACGCCAAAAAATTATTTTGGCACGTCTCTAACTTCTCTATCTGAGCAAGTCGCAAACGAAGTTTTAATTCTTTATCGGATAGCAGTTCTAAGTGCTCTGATTCCATGCCGGGGGACCCTAAATGTATGCGAATGTATGGGTAAATATAAGGTAGTAAGCGATCATATGGAATATCTGATGAATATTTGTGAAAAACATGGCCCTTGCCTCCGCCCCGGCGACCGCCGGCCGCGCGCCGCGAATCGCGGATTCTGGCTCGATCGATCGCGGATAGCCTCGATTGGGCGGGGAACCTTGCCGAAACCCGCGAACCGCTAGACGTTGTGGATAAGTCGCGGATCGCGGTGTGGATAACTTGAAATTTTATCCACAAGCTAAGTTATTGATTTTATGCGAGAATCGCAACCCCTGGCGCTGCTTGCAGCTGCACGTTTTATCCACAAAAAATCGCGATTCACGGCACGATAAAAACGCGTCGCCAGTCTTACCGATCCGCACTGGATTAAGTCACCGATCCGCCGGCCTCGATCCGCTCGACTGGATAGCGCGCCACGCTCCGCCGATCCGATCCCCTGCCACGCCGAAAACGAACCGATAACCAGTGGCCAGTTATCCGTGGCTCACGGCTCGCGGTACGTTTGGCAGGGAGCGCGGCCGACGGCGCGGGGCTTGATTTACTACCGGCGAAAAAAAGCCCGCACGATGGCGGGCTTGATTGGTTGAGACGGGTTAACCGGTCACGGGATCACAAAGCCGTTGAGTGACAATGTCAAAATACACCCGCTCAAATTCGCCGATCTCGATGACGTCGCGCCCGATAATCAACACTGGCTCCCAGTTGCGTTGAGCGAACCGGTAGTCGAACCCGTAGAAGTTGAGAACGCCGTTAAGCCGCTCCCGAGTGGTCACAGTGTTCCAACCTGCCAGAGTCAACGCGAGGGTATCAGTGTCGCCGGCTTTCCACGCGATAGCGTTACCGTGTAACCAAATAGTCTCACCATCGGTTGCGGTGTTGCCAAGTATGCGGGGTTGAAACCGCGCCCAAGATTGGACGATTTCTCGTGTAACTTTTCTCATTTTCTATTCCCTTTAAGTTGCCGGCCGTTATTGGCCAGTCGCCAGTATAAACAACGGTATGCGAGAAACGCAATAAAAAGGCCGGCGGGATCGCTCCGGCCGGCCTCGCATATTGCGGACTGGTTAACTAACGTCTATCGATAAAACGATGTCGCCGTCGTTGATCATTTCGCGCACCACATCGCGCACCGCCGCATCGAATGAACTGTCGCCGATGGCGTCCCCGATCCGCTCGTCTACATCGTCGCCGTCAATAAACGATGAACGATCAAAAGCATGCTCGATTTCTTTCTCGACTCGATCATCGACAATCGACTCGACGGCGTTTTGAAAATCGTTGCCGTTCAATACGTCATTCATCGCTTCATCAACCATCGACGTGAAGGCCGCCAGTATCTCAGGCTCAAGCAATGCGAACATGCCCGCCGTAATGTTCTGGTTTTTTTCAAGATACGAATTAGCACGGGTACGCTCCCGCTCGATCTCAATCTCAGCGACGTGAACTTTATTGCGGAGTTTCTCAATCTCAGCGCGTAAATCGTCCGGCGTAAACTCGGCGCGCTGTACTGGATCAAGTGAACCCAACTTATTCAATTCAGTTTTTAAATCAGTCATTTTTCTATTCCCTATGTTGCGGCCGGTAGTGGCCAGTCCTGATTATGCGATAAACGCAACCGATAGTGCAAATAAAAAAGGCCGGAGTAATTCCGGCCTATTGGTTAGCTATGGGTATAGCCGTCGGGTTCGATCCCGAGCCACATACCACACCATCGGATCATATAACTGGTGTCGAAAGTGGCGCGCATTGCACGTCGCCGAAACTCCAGAAACGATTGCGCTCCATCGGGATCGCGACAGAATACGCGGTGCAGTGATTCCAATTGCTGTCTGTTCATCTCACGCTCCTCTCGGATCATCGTCCGCTCGAATATATTCTTCTTTCAACCAGAAAGAATGGTGCGGGAATTCCTGCCGCATTTCCTGAACTGTTTCGAGCGCATCCTCTCGGTCACATAAACAAAACCGATCATCCTCAACGCCGTCGCAGTACAGCACCAGAACATGCCCTGTTAACCCCATCACATTTCCCCCCAACCGGCCGAGCGCAACCAAGTGTTGTCGGCCTCGCTGTCGTCCATAATCCGGCGAACTCGATCCGAGTTCTCACAAGCTTCGCACCATACTGGACTGCCATCGATCCCCGTCGAGCCGCAACGGTATTCCACTTCGCGGTAGTCATAACCGCGCGGTACATACTTAACGACAATATTTTTGCACATCTCATTTTCTCCCGTAGTTATGAAATGAATTGACAATATCGCATAGCTATTTCTAGCGGTCAATAAAAAGGCCGGCGGGATCACTCCGGCCGGCCTGTATTAGTCGCGGTAATTAAGCGGCGACTTTGTCCAATAGTTTACCGGCGCGACGCTCAATTTCGATCCGGTTATCTTGGTGCGGAATATCACGAGCAATAGCAGTGATCGCTTGAGCCGCATCCCACACTGATTCCATAGGACGTCCCTCCTCTTTAACGTGGCGTTGCATCGCGGCCTTGGCCATGCGCTGAGACAGCCCCGCACGCTTGGTTAAGAAGTCGAGCCTATCGTCGTCAGTTTTGGCCACGTTAGCTGACTTAGCTTTCTGCACGCCTTCCACAAAAGTAGACGTCGCACCAGTCGCAAACGATTGCAGGGCAGGGCGCGCCTCAATGGCGAAACGATCCGGAGCGAACTTAGTGTGGCGAATCTTGATCTCATGGAAATTCTCAACGCCCCATAAGTTGCGATTCATACATACGCCACGCAGGTACATGGCCGCCACGCCGGCGGTCTTACTGCCGGTCTCTGAATTCCACGCATAAAACCCGCGGAACATAAGGTCAGGTTCGCCGTTAGCTAGCTTGCCGACTTCAATCGGATTCCGATCATCAACCAAGAAAACAAAGATATCCCGATCACTGGCGAACAGCGTCGTGGTGTCTTTGGTGACTGGCACTTCCGGATCATAGACGGCCATGCCGTTAGCCCCAGAACCAACCATCATCCCGGGTACTTTCCAACGCCCGCCGCTCGCATCAACCAAGTCTTTGATGGGCTTCAGGATCTCATGATCGTAAATGCGGCCGTAGTCCGCACCAGTCGCCGCACGCAATTCGCCGTGATCGCCCTGACTGTACACCTTAACCAAGTCCCGAGACCGGTTATGTTGCAAGCCCCACTGCAAGCAGTCCGCAACCATCGGGGCGGGCAGGTCTTTGAGATAACCGGCCGGCGCTCCCGCCAGTTGAGCTAACTGACCGAATGACCAGTTGGTTGGCATGTTCTCACCCTCGATCCCGTTTTCATCACGATACTCAATGAACACGTCACCCCTCGATGGATTGTCAGCATCAACAGTGCCGACGATATTCATCTTGTGAGTATCGACGATCCGAGACTTCATTTGACCGGCGTCGATCTTCTTGTGAGCCAACATGTCGTCGAGTGTAAGGAAGCGTTCATCTTCAGGGCGGTTGAACCAGTTAGATGAAACAGCAGAGTTGCCGATACCATGAGCAAAGGCGTTTGTTTGATAAGTTGCCATAACAAAATCTCCCGTAGTTATTGGCCGAGCAAAATTGCTCACTGGTAATAGTCTGATAAAACGCAACGATATGCAAGTAATTTTTTAGAAAATAAAAAGGCCGGTTAGGTTGCCCCAACCGGCCGTGGTTTAGTACGAACCTTCCCCGTTGTAGACACCAAGCTTTGCGAGTTCAAAGCCGTCTATGTCTGGCAACTCAACTCCGCGTTTAATTAGTTCATCGGTATATGCTCGAAAGTAAGCATGGTTCCAATGGGATTTGTTATGCCCGATGCAACCGTAATCGGTAGCCAAGGCATTGCGGCGGAATTGTTCTAACTGTTCGTTAGAAAGGTTAGTCAAATCACGCATGGTGATTCCTCCCGTAGTTGATTGTTAAGTAGCTTTCTCAGGGGCTTCCTGAGATGACTGAGATTTCCCAGTCATGTGGCCATTATCGCATACCTGATTCGGGTTGTCAAGTTAATTTTTTAAAAAGTTATTTGGGGTTGGGTACAAAAAAGCCCCGACTGGCGGGGCGTAGTGGTTAACGGCGACGTCGCCGCTTCACGGGTTTCTTCTGTGCTTGCTCCCAAGCGTCTTCGCCGTAGATCAACTTCATCACCCATTCAATCAAAAACATTAAACATTCTCCCCTTTGGCGTAGTCCATGATAAAGCCGAGTTTCTCGCACAGTCCGATCACATCTGCCGGCAATTCATATACGCCGTCGTAGTCAACCAGAACGACGCCGTCAAACCACAGACCGCCGCTCCCCCCTTCATCACCTAACTCAGCGTGTTCAAAACCAATCGGTGTTCCCTTTTCATCAAGGTATACCGTCCAGTCTTTCCGAGTTATGTAGCGATTCAAAAGCCCCTCATGAATTTGCATCAGATTCCTCCACTGCATAAGTGTCGCACCAACCGATGGCTTCAAAGATTTCATGGTCAGTCAGCGATGCGATTCGTTCAACGACAGCCAACCGAACTTGAGCCGGAGTGATATCACGGCCGTCTTCCTGATAAGAAAGGATAGTGAAGGCGATGTCGTACATGTGGTTGTACGCTGTTTGATCTTTCATGACTGAAACTCCCAATCAACAGCCGAATCAATCACGTCCCAATTGATGCCGTAGTTAGCATCAAAGTCGTCACAAATTCTTTCCATGATTGATTCGATCTGATCCATAGTCAGATCAGAGTGACCCATCGCTTCCGCCCGTTCGCGGATATCATCTGGGTACCAAAGGTCTTCAATGACTAACGTGCCATTGCGTTTCACTAATTTACTCATCGCTAATTCCTCCCGTAGTTGTTAGCGAGTTTGCAGATTATGCGATTAACGGAAACAAATCAACCCCCAAAGGCTTTTCCAATCTACTGGAAACCCGCTACGGAATACCGGATCTACCTTGGTGATTCCCTCCATCTTCAGATCAAGAGCATCTGCGCCCTTATAAAGCAAGATTTCTGGAGCGGCCGTTTTAGTTTGTCTTTTTATCAGAATCCATGTTGACGCATGGCTATGAGTATTTAGAAAGGCAACTTGATGTGGCCGCAAGTCCACGGTATTTCCCCGAGTAACTTTCAGTTCAATTAAGTGGAAGCGGCCTTGATCGTCACAAACAAGAAGGTCAGGTATCCCTGCGGTCAGCCAAGTTTCCAACCGCGTTAGGATTATCTTTTGATCAAGCTTCTTCGTCCCTTCCCGAATCTGCTTGTAGAAGTTGCTTTCCGTCGTATTCGTCTTCTTCTTCGTAGCTTCCTCCCACGGGAGTGACATCGACGATGCTTGACTCATAACTCTTTCTCATTTCATCCAGTGCTTTCATGACTTCTTCTTTGCTCATTTGATCAATGGAGCCATGTCTAATTTCTGATTTATTTACATAGATATCGCCATGTGCTTGGCCACGCCGATATTCCGCTTGGACTGCCGCAGAGTAAGCCCCATTCTGCAAAGCTTCATCTCGAATACGCTGAAGGTCTCGCAGATGCCGCTGAAAGTTCACGCCATATTTAGCATCCAGTTCATCACGATATTCTTTGATCGCCGCCACAACGTGGGGACAATATTGAGGGTTAGTCATTTCATGCGCTCGAACATGTGCGCTTGCCGGTGGATAGCCGGCATTGATTGCGGCTTCCCGCATAGTGATCTGGCCGTCATTGCTGACCAGTTCTTTCACAAAGAGTTCTTGCTTCCGCGTGAGCTTTCTTTGTCTCAACTTATCCAGTTCAGCCTTGTTCGCCACTGGATCTCTCTTAATTCTAGGCATTGCCCCTCCGAACAGTAAATGGTCGTATCAGAGTTAAAATATAGCCTTCTTTCTTATATAGAGCAAAATTCAAAAGAAATATTTTTTGCATCTCCCCCCGCCTAACGCACTTTTGATTTATTGATTTCTTGGTTACATATTTGTAGTTACATGGTGTAACAGTTTATGTAACCACTGAAAGTCTTGCTATATAAGGGATAGAGCGGTTCGGTTACACGGTTACACCGGTTACGGCTATTTTTTCAAAAAAATATTTTTCTAATTTCTGAGCCATATAAGTAACGTGTATTTTTTGTAACCAAAAACAAGAAAGCCCCGTGAGCCGTGGACTCCGGAGCTTTCCCCTCTGTTACACAATCTGTAAAAGTTACACCCAAACCGCTCCAAAGAGCGTTTTCTTATCAATAAACCTCGATGCCCACCGTTCGGGGTTCTTCTCAATTTCTTCAGTAATTTTAGGGTGGGAGCATGATCCGCGAAGCCCTAATTGCGATTGCATTAAGAATTGATTTGCTTCATTTCTCCAATAAAGGAGTTCTTCAGAGGGTTCGTCATCGCTTTCGACGTCGAGTTCGTTGGCCATGAACCGACAGAATTCGGCACAGGTATCGACAGTGTATAGACCGTTAAAGTCCAACAGAATTTGTGGAAGTTTTTCCATAATCATTCCCATAGTGTGTTTTGTAATTATAGCAGACTGGAGTCGAAATTGAGTTCGATTCGGTCGCTGATTGTTGGATCGACGCGCTCGATGGGGAAGTGTTCCCCATCGGCGAGGTCATGAACATGCACCGGCAGATCGTCTGGCAGAGTCTCCAATTCTGCGATCAGTTCCTTAACCGTCATCTTCGTCCTCCTTATCTTCTTCGACTTCAAAGAAAGCACAGGCATCTTCGTGAGGCCAAGGCATCACAACGGCCAGTTCTTTTGCCTGTTCTTCGTTTTCTGCCTCAACGACAAAGCTTGGATAATAAGTCGTGACCCGAACGCGGTATTGCTTTTTCATTACCGCATCTCCCGAGGGTTGAACTCTGCTTTAAGTTTCTGCAAGGCTGTTGTTAGACGGACGATATCGTCGAGCGTTAGTGGGTGGTAGCCGTGGCATACCCCATCGATCAACGATTCATGCACCTGATCCAACACTTTCATCGTTTCATCAATCGCTTCGACGCACGTTTTTGGTAGCCGTGTTTCGCGGATCGAGGCCACTCGCTTGTTATGCTTGGCCACCATTTCGTTGTGCTTTTCAACCCATTCATTCTGGTTCATTTCGGTTCTCCCGTGTAGTTGAGATTCGGACATTAGTCGTTTATCGCATACATGTCAACACCCCAGACGAAAAAAAGCCCCGAAAGTCATAGGGAACTAACGGGGCTTTGGAGTCAACTACGGGAATAGTTGTGCAAACTATATCGCTTTATGAGAATTGTGCAAACGTTTTCTTTCACTTTCTCTGGCAATCTCACCCACAAGGCGCGCAAATTCTGTCAGTTCTTCCAGATTTGCAATGTAGCCACGGCAACCGTTCCGCAGGGCAAGTAGTGTTTTGTCTTCATCCTTGACGATACCGGCTTTGACCGCCAACTCATGAATTAAGTTTTGCTTGACGTCCATCAATATCGATCACCGTCATACGGCATTGCATACAGTAACGCCGCTCAGAACCGTGTTCCGTGATCCGCGCAAGGTCTCCGATGCAACGCGGACATTGGTTATTGCGGAGTCGTCTTCCGACTTCGTCAGCCAATTCGTTTTCCAGTGGTTGTGGATTGAGATCCAGTTGTTCTTCACTTGGTTTGCTCATCTCGCATCCTCATTTCCAACCAGATCGCTTTTTCCTCGACGCGCTGTGCCTTCTTCAAGAGCCGGCGGGTCTTGGCCATCAAGTAGCGCAGATACAATCGTCTAATGAATCGCACGGTACGCACGACAATTTAACTCTGCAATGAGCATTGTTGAGCCTTTGGGCATGTATCCGCCGCCGCTGACAAAGTATTTGCCTTTTTTATTCTTGAACAATCGGTGCGTGAGCCGTGTTTCGCGGACAAGGAACTCCAGTTCTTCAAACGCGTCGATTGGGTTATCAAACTTCGTCATCGTATCGCCTCAAAGTACAGCCAGTGGGTCGCATACAGTCCTGCCACGATCAGCGGGACGATCCAAATAAAGTCTGGATCAAACTTAATCATACACGTTCATGCGCCGTGGATCTTTCTTCGGGTCATACGAATGTTTTTTGTGGTAACCGTTATCGATGTAGGTTTCAAAAATCAGACGCAGTTGCCCAGAAATCGTTCGGCCTTCGGCTTGAGCGATCTCCTTGATGTCTTCGTACACATCACGAGGCACTAGGACGCTTTTCCAACGTTGGGTATCCATAAAACTCTCCTAAGATATCTGCGATTATATGCGAACGTATGGGAACATACAAGATTTACGCACAAAAAAGCCGCCCGAAGGCGGCTATAAGGGAGTCACAAATGAAAAAATCCCGAAACGGCTAGCTTATGTAGCCTAAAGGCTACACCGCTTCGCCCCAACTAGGCCCGATCTCGACATCGCACTTGTTAGGTACCTCTAAAGGTACAGCACACTCCATGATCTGTGCAATTTCTATTGCCTCATTTTTATCTTTGACCGACATGGCGATTTCATCATGCACCTGTATTAGCGGGATCCGCCCTGTTTTGTACACGTTGACCATCGCTTGCTTGGTCATATCCGCCGCCGACGCTTGGATCAGTCGGTTCAAGGCTTTATAAGTGAACGCACGCTTGAGTCGCGTGGTGTCACCGTACTCTTTCACGGCATCACGGTAGGGCAAGGCTTTGTGCATGGCGAAGCTGTCTGGCTCCCACAGGTCAAAGCGGCATTTCCTGCCTAGGATAGACCGGATCGATCCCGACGCATCCTTTTCGTTCAGCCGATTCATTACACCCGTCATCAATCCTTTCACAAAAGGTACGCGGTCGTGGTACTGGTTAATCAAGCTTTTGGCTTCTTCCACCGGAATGTCTAGCTGATCGGCCAGTTTGTTGACGCCCATGCCGTACATCATGCCCAAGTTAATGGTTTTCGCTTGCTTACGGCCGATGCCCGCCATGTCCGCAACCATCGTATGGAAGTCGGTGTCAGGGTCGTCGTTGTACTTTTGTACAAAATCCTTGGCCCCTTGTAACGGGATGCCGCGCGATTTGCCATACACATGCGCGTAGTGAACCAAGATCCGTGGTTCCTGTTGCGAGAAATCAATTGCCGCCCACTGCTCATCTTCTTCCGGCAGGAACAAACTGCGGATCATCGGCCCCAGTTCAGGATCGCGGGCCGGTATCTGTTGTAGGTTGGGGTTGTTCATCGACAGCCGGCCAGACACCGTGCCACCTTGGTCGGAGCGGTTCTGGTTAATGTGACCGTGAATCCGCCCGTCCTTGTTGCAATATTTTAAAATGTTATTGATGAACGTCCCTGACGTCTTGTTGATGTTACGCGCATCAACAATCAGTCGCGCGAATGGATGCTGTTGTTCCGCAAGGAACGTCTTCGTGAACGAAGGAGCGCCTTTCTCCGTTTTAGGATACGCAATCCCGAGTTCGTCGAACGCTTTGGATAATGATTGTGCCGCCCAGATTTCAACGCCAAACCCCGCTTGTCTTTTGATTTCTTTGTGTAACTCCGCCTCGCGCTTTAACAAGGCGTCGCGTGTACGCTCGGTCTTGTCCATATCAACGCGGACACCACGGTAGGTCATGTCTACCAAACAAGGCAGGAGGTCGAGTTCGAGGTTGACGATATCCCAAAGCCCCTGCTTGCCCACTTCTACACGCATGTAATTCCAGAGTTCGAGCGCTAACTGCGCGTCAACTTCTGCATACGGGCCGACATACATGGCCGGCATCTTCCACATCTCTGCTTTTGGGTCGAGGCCGAAGGTGCGTGCCGCTTCAATTAAGTCTTTCTCTGACTTAGTTTTGCCAAGCAAATCAAAGGACAAAGCATTGAGGCTGTAACTAAAGCGGTTCTCGTCCAATAAACTGGCGATCAGCATCGTATCAACAATGCGGCCGTTCAACTGAAAGCCTTCTCGCTTGATCCAACCGGCGTCGTACTGCGCGTTGTGCATCACTTTTTCACAAGGCAATTCAAAAACCTTCTTGAGCCACTTGCTTATAATTCTTTTGTCTAAATTACCCCCGCCCTTATGCCCAACAGGAATATAACCAGACCAATCGTCGGTCGCGATGGCATAACCAACCACCTCGCCATTACCTGTGGCCCAACCCGGCCCCATCGTTTTGATGTCAGGGTCGCGCGTTTCCACGTCGATAGCAATACGAACCGCACTGCTCAGGTCAGGTAGCTCTGCCGGCGGCACCCATTCAGTCTTCGGCGTAAACATCGCCATTTGCAAACTCATAAACCATCCTCTGGTTCCGGCTCATCGTCTGGAACTTGTTTTTTAACAAAATAAAATTTTAAGCTTGGCGCGGCGGGCGATGCGTCTGGCTTGCGTTTGTACGCATTAATCCAGTATTCGACACCGTCGATAGTCGCATTGCCTGTGAAATCCGCATGGGTTTCTTTTTCTTTGCGCTTATTTCCCCAGATCGCGCCTTCATTATTTCTGTCGGTCATACTGCTCTTCCTTCATTTGATCTACCGCTTGGAAAAACTCGTCTGCGATTTCGCCACCCAAGGCCGCATATCCGGCAATGTCTACCCAAGAATCTTCATGTTCCGGTGTCTGGCACAAACGGCTCATCTTGACCGCAATCATGCACAGCGCCACTTCTTCTGCTTTAACGTCGATCCCTAGAATCGCTGACCACATCTCCGCAATGCGCTCGTGGTTTCTTGCGGGGTCGCCGTAAATCTCGTCTCGTGAGGCAGAAATAAACTCATCTGCTCTTTCTAATATTTCTCTGCGGTTCATAAATACTCCACTTCGCTCACTTTTAACGGCATACCGTCTTCATACACTGACTTCCACACGGGACTGCCTACCGACAGATCCAGATCGGGAGCATCCATTTCCTGCTCTTCAACTTCAATCGCTTCGAGCGAAACATAATCCGGCATCTCTGGGTAATTGCGTTCATGCAACCACGTCGCACAGATGACATACTCTCGATCCTCTGCGTCCCAATACCAGTGTGTCCCGTAGTATTTTCCAGACTTCATAGCTCGTAACTCCTTGATACGTCTTCCGGTTCTACAATAAATAAGTTTTGCCTTGCTCTGGTCACGCCAACGTAAAACACCCGATGCAAATCATCGGGGTTGTTGCGTGCCGCTTTTTCTGCCGCAGGGGATAAATCTGTAAAAAGTACAACGTTGTCCGCTTCACCGCCCTTTGACCCGTGGATCGTGGACACCGTAATGCGAGGCTCGCCATTGAACTTTTCTCCGCGACGCAAGAGCGCAATGATGTAAGCCCGATCCTGCTCTGGCAGTTTGTCCATCGCGACGTGCCAGATCATCTCTTTGTTTGCATTAAGCCCGTGATCCGCGATTAGCGTATCCAGATCAACCATGTCCTCATCGCCAAGCGCAGGCAGTTTTTTAAACCCCCTCGCCACACGTTCTTTGCCGCTCATGAACGCGTAGATGTTCCGCGCTGTCTTGCCTGAGATTTCACGGCCCTTGCGTAATGCTTCCCAACCATTGACGGCGTCGGCTACTTTCTCAGAAATAGACCGGTGTCCGCGGTAGTTGAACAGATAACCGTTTGACTTGAGGTCGGTCGCAACGGGCGACAACTGGTAACCCGCTTGTGACAGGATCAGCCACGATCCGTTAGCCATGTCGATTCCATCAATGGTCGAGATGCTGCTAACTTGCCCACGATCTGTTTTTGGTTCGTAGCGTTTCGGGAACCGTCGGCTAATCCGGTTGGAAATGTTTTCCGCCACGGCATGAACTGAAGACGGCACACGATACGACTGCGCTAAGATCTCAGAACCGCCGTCCAGATTGATGAAATGATCGACGTCTGCCCCTGCCCAACGGTAGATCGCTTGGTCGTCATCTCCCGCGCAATACATCTTGTCGGACATGTCATCCAGAATATGCGCGATATCCCACTGCAACGGGGACAAATCCTGCGCTTCATCCAGAAACGTCAGCTTAAACCGGTGCTTGAACGTCGGTGCTTGTTCCACAAACAGTTCCAGCATGTCGGTGAAATCGCATAGATTGTACAAAGTCTTGTACTTGCGTAACGATTTATCGACGTAATTGACCGTATTCCAGTCAACATCCAGTTCGCTTTCGTTGTACTGCTCGCGCAATGGCACCTTACGAAGCCGCGCAAGGTTAATCAAACCGAGCAAGGGGTCGTTTGTTTTAGCCAGATCCATGAAATCATCCGAACCTTGTTTGGAACCAAAGAGTTCCACGCCGATGGCATGGCTTAGTTCCTTGTAATGCTCTGGTTGCATGATCTGCTCAGAGCTAATGTCGGTCATGGACAAGGCAAGGCTGTGCAACGTCCTGAAAAATATCAGATCGTTCTTGGCATCAAGGCTGAACCTTTCGGCCGCACGCTCTTTTGCTTCTGTCGCCGCTTTCTTAGTGAAGGCAAGGAAGGCAATCTCTTGAGGCAATACGCCTGATTCGAGCGCCTTATCTACCATATTAAGTAGCGTTGTTGTTTTTCCGGTTCCCGGTGGTCCGAAGATTCTGAACATTCCCGTAGTCCTTTGGATTGTCTTCTACCTTTTTAATAATCTGACGCACACGTTCGCGCGACAGCCCCATGCGTTTTCCGATAGCGGTCAAAGTCATGTAATACTTCGTTCGCATCTCGTAAATCTGAAAGTCTCTTTCACGGTTGTCCATTGGCATCCACCCACTCCTCTAATTCTTTAATGCCCTGTACGCGTTCTACAAATATCGGCGTGTGTTCCCCGATGTAAGAACCCAAAATATTAAAGTTGAAATACTCAACGGCTTCCCAGATCTCGCACTTCAATTCTCTTTGAACCGCCTGTATCGCCAAGTCGATGTCGTACACGACAACTGCCGGTTCTCCGCATCGGTGACCAACACCAATAATCGCATCGTCTAATCCGTCTGCTTTTAACATCAGAATGGGGCCTCTTCTTGGTCAAACTTAGGTTTCAGATCTATGTCTGCTGATTCAAAGGATGGGATAGACCACACGCGGACTGCCCGCCCCTTAATCTTTAACACGGTGCTTTCGCCGCTGATATCCCGCAAGCGTTGAGCAATCTTGTGCGATTTAAATTCAAAAAACTTATTCTTTCGCAGATGTGCTTCAAAATCCCGTAGTCTGAAATAGGTCTTGTTAGTGTCCTCGTCGGTCCAAGGGCGGCGGAGCAAGATCTCTTCTTTGTCCTGCGCTTGCTGTAAATGCCGGCAAAACTCTTCGAGGTAGTCGTAGAACTGGCCGGAGGTCGAAGCATCCTGTGCCACTTCCATGATTGCGCTTTCATTATCGCGCATCTCGCTCATGAGCGCGCTAATCCGACTCTCCCAGTTTTGTTTTGATGCTGTGCGAGGCATGAAATTGAGTTGTTCCATGCACGCTTTTTGGAAAGTTGCTTGAGACAATAGCGCATCTGTATCGAGTTCGAGAGGCTCGCCATTGACGTCCATGAACCAGACGGGAGGTGTGGAGTTATACTTTCTAAGATTTGCGATAGCCGCACCCTGACTTGCGGCGCCAATCCCAAATTTACGCGTTTGACAGAGGTCTTTGTTGCAGTGGGCGCAGATCGGCGCATCACTGCACTTGTAAGCGTAATCCTTTTTTTCAAGTTGCTTCGCAACGATATTAACTTCGTTGAGTGGTAAGGGCGGAGCCAAATACTGGGCATTGTACTCAAGTATCTTACTTTCCCATTCGTCCGGATACGCCTTGCGGAGGTAGACCCCCAGATTGAATAGCCCATTGTTACGTCCCCCTTCTGAGATTTTTTCTTTACACAGGTACTGTAAGCATGGCGGCCCGTCTTTAACGATAATCTCTGGGCCATTGGTGTTCTGCGTCAGAGCCTTAACTTGCTCCGGAGTCTGCACATGCGCGTCGTAGAGCGCAAAAAACTCTTCCAGAGTAGCTGAGGTGCCGTCGTCTTTAATCGCGTAGCGTAGGCCGTCTTCTGCGTCGTAGTACGGCAGATTCAAAAAGTTACCGATGTCGCCACGATCCAGATGGAGCTTCACCTGCTTTGGAAAAATTTCGCTGTTACCGTAGCCGAGAGCCGTCGAGATGCTTTGCAGAGTTTCCTGCATTAGCTTGGCTTCAATCCACTCGGTTGAAAACAAAAAGCAATGCGCGCCGCCAGATTTGGAGCGACACACAACTAAAGGCAGTTTGGCCTGACGGATCTTGGAGACGAGATCAGTGTGGTCCAAAGGGTACTGATCGATATCAATACAGCCCCAGACACAACTGTTGTCTTCGTTAATCGGAATAATACCGATGCCCTTGCCAGTTCCAGACAAGTGACCTTCCCATAGTTCCGTGGTCCGTGTTTCTCGAACGACGGCCGCTTTACCGGCGCTCTTGCCGCTTTGCGTCTTCTTCTCAATTTTAAAAGTTCCATACGCCTGTTCCAGACCGGCGAAGATAGAACTAAATTTTTCGACTGACATAGTTGATCCTCAAAAACGAGGCGCGCGAACGCGCCCCGCATGTCGTTAAAACGCAGGGTTAGTGTTTGTTTCCTCATCCGCCCCGTGTTTAACAACAACGTCACCGGCCATAATGCTTTCTGCAAACTGCTTGGCTTGCATATACAAAGCACCGTCAGACACTGGCTCTAAACGTGACATTTCCCACCCGTGCCATGAACCTTTTGAGTTTTCTTCTGACAGGGTTTTCAGCAGGTAAGTGTAAGCAAATCGCGCCGGAGTGAATGGCCCATTGGCTCCCTGCATCTTTGCGGATGCAACCATTGAGTTCCACTTGCGTGATTTCTTCAACTGCGTTGATTTCATTGCAAGTAACGCTGTTTCAGCCGAACCGTCCTCATTGAGTACGATAACGAAATGCTGATGCGTTTCTTCAATGTATTCGCCGTTCCCGCCGTCTACATACTCGCGGTTATCGGATGGATCGCGAGTTGTCTTTGGACGATCTTCGTTTGGCGCGTAGATCGCTTGTGGAGCACCACTACCTTGACCACGGGGAGCCCACTGAATAAAACGACGCTGATAGGCACAGGGGATCACCCGAATACCTTCCTTGCCGCTGTACACCGTACCGCTGACCGTGTTGTAGATGTCGCCCTTGCGTCCTTCAAAGTTTTCGTCGTCGAGCAATGGGTCGAGCGCCGAAACAATTTTCAGGAAAGGTAGGGCAAGATCTTCTTGCTCCATGCGAGTTCCGATGCCGGCATCGGCCTCGAACATTGTTGGGTCAAATTCCGCAATTGCCCCTGATTGCTTTTCAGCTACTGCTTTTGATGTTGCCATTATTTAGTCCTCTTGATTACTGCACGTTGTCCTACCCAAGCGCCGAATAGCTCCATTGGGAAGTCGTCACCGTTTTCTACGCGTTCCTTAATGAAGGCACGCAATGTCTGCGGATGAATATCAGTCTTCTGCTCCGCCACTAATCCCTGCTGTGATGCAAGGGCCTTGAAGGCAGATGCCTGATCGTCTTCGCCGCGGCCAAAGATACACATCACTTGATTCTTGATGATGTCGTCATAGCCGTTATCGCGGAGCCACTCGAAAGCCTGCGGCTTATCGTCAATGCGGATTGATGCCCCATACGTTTGCTTTACAGTAACGTTTGAGCCGTCGTCCAAAGTTATTGATGAAAAACCAATTTCGGTCAACATGGTCGGCAAGTCTTCGTCAGTCATTTTTAAAAGAGCGTTTTTCTCTTTCTTGAGTTTGGCCTCAAGATCTTCGATTTCTGCTTCTTTATTTCTTATTGCTACGGCCATTGAGGCAACAGTTTTAAGCCTTTCTTGGTCTAGCGTTTCTAGTTTTGATTCGGCAGTGTCCTGCTCCATCATTCTCAGCAGATCTGCTGATTCGTTTAGATCGCTCATGCGCTTTCCTCCGTTATTAAAGGCACCGTTTGGGCCTTGACATTTCTATATATAATCCTATGATTAGCAAGAGTCAAGGGGAAAGTGACATGAATTTTGAAAACTATGAATTTAAGACTAAGCCGTATGATCATCAGCTTAACGCGCTACGCGACTCGTGGGCCGCGGAATACTATGCGCTGTTCATGGAGATGGGAACGGGTAAGTCGAAAGTTACAATTGATACGATGGGTATGTTGTATGAAAAAGGTCATATCGACGCGGCGCTCATCATTGCTCCGAAGGGCGTCTACGATAACTGGGTTCGCAAAGAATTAGAAGCCCATTTGCCTGAGCGCATTGCAACGCAGGTCGTCCGTTGGACGCCTTCTGGTGCCAAGAGTTATCAGGACGAGCTAGTCAAGTTAGTCTACGAAGCCTTTGAAGGGCTTAAAATTTTTGTGATGAACGTTGAGGCGTTTTCTACCCCACGGGGTACGCGAGCCGCGTATGAATTCTGCAAAAAGAATCCTGATAATTTAGTGATTGTTGATGAATCGACGACGATTAAGAACAGAAAAGCACAGCGGACCGCGAACATTGTAGAACTGTTGAAGGTCAGCAAGTACCGTCGCATCCTCACAGGTTCTCCTATTACAAAGTCCCCGATGGATTTGTTTAGCCAGTGCGCGTTCCTGTCCCCCAAGGCGCTTGGTATTAACTCGTACTACGGCTACCAGAACCGTTACGCCGTTGTACAGAAGCGCACGATGGGTCACAAAAGCTTTAATGAGATCACCGGCTACCGTCGTCTGGATGAGCTAAACGAAAAACTCGATAAGTTCAGCAATCGCGTACTGAAGTCAGACTGTCTGGATTTGCCAGATAAAGTGTACATGCGGCGCAACGTCAGCCTGACCGATGAGCAAGCCAAAGCCTACAAACAAATGCAGAAACTTGCTTTGGCAAAGCTGGAGTCTGGAGAGTTATCCACAACTGCGTCGGTATTAACCCAAATTATGCGATTACAGCAAATTTGTTGTGGACATCTTCCTGACGATGCCGGTGATTTGCATACTTTAAAGAGCAATCGTTTGTCAGAACTGCTTGATATTATTGAAGAAACTTCTGGCAAGATCATTATATGGGCAACCTTTACGCATGATCTGAAGATTATTTATTCAGAGCTAACCAAGAAGTATGGCGAAGGCTCGTCCCGCATTTACTTTGGCGAGACGCCGCAGGATGAACGGCAAGAGATTGTTGAAACGTTCCAAGATCCTAACAGCGAGCTACGATTCTTTGTTGGCCAACCCCGCACAGGGGGCTACGGCATTACCCTGACCGAAGCAGGTACTATGATCTACTACAATAACGGTTACGACTTAGAGATACGCTTGCAGTCAGAAGATCGCGCTCACCGCATTGGGCAAGAAAAGAACGTCACTTACATTGATATTGTCACGCCAAACACCGTAGATGAAAAAATCCTCGGTGCTTTACGAGACAAGATTGATATCGCAGGTCAGGTCTTAGGTGAAGATACTAAGACTTGGTTGATCTAGGCCGCATCTGCAAGCCCAGTGATCCGATGCCCGCGGTCACAGGGCCGCCTTGTGCGAAAGCCCTATCAAACTGAAAGCCGAAACCTCCGGGGACCTTACCCATAGAGAATCCACCGCCAAGACCTACGCGGCCATCACCAAACTGGCCGGCACCTAAAGCTTGTTCCATGGCTTCTTGAGGAGTTGTTGGATTACCCATGGGCGTATTGATGGAATCCATTAATCTTCTTTCTTGCGGAGTCAAATCATCGACGTTTGGAACAGTCACGTTTGGCATATTGATCGCTAGATTGTCGTAAAGACCACCCATTGGTGTCGTGGGCGTAACTGGCGCCGATGCAAAAGCCGAGCGTTGTGTAGATAAGTCTGTTACTTCAGGAGTACCGCGGTTAGATAGGTTGACCTGCCCTGCAAACGGACGCGAAAAATCTTCGACAACAACGCCGTTAGGTAGCGTTTTTGTATAGTTAGGAGTGCTTGTTACCGTAGCAGGCGTCGTGTTGAAGTTCACGGTGTTTCCACGGCTATCTGTACGCGTATTAGGTCCGGGTTGCGTGGTCCGCGATCCCTGCCCTGTTTGCTGATTTGAATACGCGCTATCGCTAGTGGAGTTATTTCCACCGCCACCACCACCGAAGCAGTACATGGACGTCTCTGGATCAAAACCGATTTGTTTTTTTCTTACGATGCCATCTTCAAACATAATTCATCTCGTCTCTTTGCTATGCGTCCCAAGCGGTCTTTTGCGTACCGGAAAAAATGACATTCGCCTTTGACTGTCCCATATTGGGCCTGCAAAGTCTTGCCTGCATCCTTTACACATTGTCTCACATTTTTAAACGCAATAAAGTCGATGGCGTATAAACGGCCATCCTCTGGTCCGGTTTGCCAGTCGCTTGGTTGCAACTTATCTGTTTTTGTCAGATACCCAAGCTCTGTACACTCCGTTAAAAACGTGTAGGTAAAGAAGCCTATTGGCTCCTCACCGTCGTAGAAAAACTGAATCCTGTTGTTTTCAATCGCAGGAGTTATCCAGTCTTCCAGATCAGAAATAAACCACGGGCGATGGAAGTCGGACCGCATCATCAAGCTGACTGCCAGTCCGAGTTCGTTCACGAGAACAAGGTTCCTATGCCGCCGGCCGCTCCCAAGATCGGATCGTTAGGGAACATCGCCGCTAACTGCTGACGTTGCTGTGGATTTGCTCCGCCTTGTGGTGGTGCGGGGGCCTGTGCAACAGGAGCGGGAGCCGCGGGCCGTGCTTGAGAAAGCGGCTGATATTGAGGCAATATCGAAGGTGCCGGCCTATCCTGCGGCCTTTGAGGTAACAACTGAAGCGGGGAAATAGGAAGGTCTGCGGGATCGGATCTGGTTGGATCTTGTTCATCGCGCGTTGCTTCGCGTGGAATTGTCCGCGTTGCACGGCGCGGAACGATCATTCCGTAGTCCATTAACTTAGCTTCTAACAATCCCGCAATTCGTATTCCTTCTTTAGAATCGGGTTTATATTCGCGAAGTAACAGAGCTAACAAGTCAGGGTCCGTCATAATTTTGTGCATGACATCTCCGGCAAGAGCTTCCGGCAATCTATCTACAAGATCTGAAACTGCTTTAGAACCAATGCCTGCCGCGGTAATCGAACCCGGTCCACCTTGGCCGCCAGTCAACAAGCTATATACACGCGTACCGGCCGCAGAACCAGAAATCTTGAACCATACAGCCAAACCGGCGTTCATTTTCTTTGTAAGTTCTGCGATGTCTTTGCCTTCTGACATACCGGCCTCAAATTTAACGCCGTTCGTAACAAATTTGCGTAAGCGGTCTGCTTCGGATTGAGGCATCGCTTTGTTTTGAACAAGTAAGTCTATTAAAGGAACGGTAAATCGAGGCGCTACACCCTCTTTAACGCCAATTTCTGGCGGAACAAACAGCTTATTGTAAAGAACTTTGAAATTAATCATTCCGCCACTTGAGCCGGATTCCGTTAAAGCCCATTCAATTACTGCGTTTTTATATCCGCGTAATGCAGATTCGCGTATTTTTTCTGGCGCGTTTTCCGCGTAGCTCAGTAATCTGAGCATGTTAGGAAGACGATTCTTTTTATCTTTCATTGCGCGCTCTATGGCAATCGCAGGATTGGTAACTCCTGTCCCTTCGCCATAAATACCCGCTGGCAAAAGATCCATGAAAGTAATCAAACTTTTTACTTTGGCGGTCTGCTCTTTCTGTGAAAGACGTCTACCATCTAACAAGGCCGCTCTACGCTCGACATTTTGCAAGTCACGATATAGTCCGGGAAATTGAGACAATATTTGTTCATGCTGTCTCATCCATTTTTGGAATTGACCTTCGTTAAAACTACCGTCCGTATTTCGGCCTACACTAAAATGAGCGTCGCGTAAGAGACTTTCGATAGCCATTTCTGTTGAAGCTTGAGCCGCTTTAGGGTCAAAACTAATTTCAGCCCCAGTCAAGGGGTCAGACAATCGTTGTTTTCCAACGTTGTTTGCTAAAGCAAATTTAGGAATGTCTAGTATTTGCTCTAATCGCAGAGTTGTAGCGTCTTCTGTACCCGCGCCCGTCTTCTGCCACATAAGTTCCGGGGCTCCGCGATAAGCACCTGACGGAGATTTCTTTAATGCTTCTCCCGCATAACTACGGGTAAACGTATCGTTCAAAGCCCGAGAATACGATCTAGCAATGTTATATGCCGCACCAGCTTCGGTGGCAGAAATGCTGTTCATGTCCTCAAGTAACGCATCAGCAAACTCAAAAACAATTCGCGCTTCATCCACATCACCAGATGCGGCCAATTTTCTTCCACGAGCAAGGGCCGAGGACCGTGCTGATTGAAGCTCTTGTAGCGTTAAACCTTCTTTTGGTCGCGCAGTTACATCAAACTGACGAAGACGTTCTGTTCCTTCTGCGGCAACTTCGGCTGTCTCCTGTGCAACTTCGTCAGACGCTCCTGAAACTTCGTCAACGGTTGACGTTGGGGCAAAGTTAAAATCGCCTTCGGAAGACATGCGAACCCGTGTCATCGCCACGGCTTCTTGCACATTGTTTGGTCCGGCTAAGGGTACCGTGCTAGATGTAGCTCCTGCTCGAAAAGCGTCTGGACCGGTGCCGTTAATAATTGTTGCCGTATACGGAGTTATCCTATCCGAAGGGTCTAGTCGTAACTCCACCTTGTTGCCCATAGAGTCAACAACGGTTGTGACAAATCCGCCCTCTTCCCCTTTCCTTTGGAAAACTTTAAATCCGGAAGGGTCATCTCCCCGATCAGGCATCATGTTTAATGCGGGCTGATAAAGTTTAGTTTTTTCTTTACCTAATCCGGACAAAGGCCCTGCATCTGCGGCTTGACGTGTAGCGGCTTGTGCCCCGTCCGTAGCTCCATCCGCTAATGGATCTACAAATTCAAATCCGTAATCTCGGGCTCTTCGACGAACCCAATTGTCTATCCAACGAAGACCGCCTTCTGTTAACGCTTCTTGTTCAAACTCAATTGCACCTTTTGCAGTCAAGTCTGACCACCGTGCAATAAATCCGGGGATGTCTGAAACATTACCATCGGCATCAGCAAACTGCGTTAAAGACGTGTTTGGCACGGCCTGCCAAAGCTGTCTTTCTTTTGCGCGGGCCGCATCCAACTGAACGCCCACAACTTCAAACAATTTTACAGACAACTCTCGCGTTCTTTTTCGGGCCTCTTCTTCGGGAGCGCCCATGATTAACTTGTTGTAAGCTTGGACTAAGTTTCTTTGCGCTCGGTCTACTTTATATTTAAGCGATTCATCAAAAGCCTCTTTTGCAAGCTGACCCGCAAGTTGTAACGCGTCGGAATCCTTTGAAATAGCCAGAGCATAAATCGTGTTCTGAAGCGCCATTAAAGCTTGTCGATTGGCTTCGTTTCTTGTTTCACCAATTTTCGAGTTAATTTGTTCAAGCGCCGCTTCTACTGCAAGCAATCCGGGACTTCCAGACTTGGCTCCAGCAGTTAGCTTAATCTTCTTACCGCTCTCATCGTACATGACCTGAGAAAGATCGTCGGAAGATAGCCGAGCGATTACCTCATCGATATCTTCTCCGTAAGTTTCTAAAACTTCTAAGATTTGCTCAATTGCCTTACGTTCACGACGGCCGCCAATTTTTTCTGCAAGCTCTTTACCCGTTTGTTTAAAGCCCTTGTCTCGAATATTGGTATATACCTGCTTAATGTCCGGGGCAAGACCCACTAATTTAGGAACTATAGTTGCCCCGAGAAGAGTGGGAGCAACGGCTCCTACCGTTTCGTAACCAATTCGAGTTGCAGGATCATTTGGATCAGACTCTTGAGCGTAGCCCGCCCCAATAGTAGATCCAGCAATGGGCAAAGATTCGACGCCTAACGTCGTTTTTGGTTTTGTGCGCGCCGTTTGACCAAACGAAGTTAATCCTTTCTCTAATCCTGCGGCCATTTTCGCAGACCGGGGGACAGGGACAAATTGATCCCCTTTAATTGATTTAACGGTTTTTTCCAACCCGCGTTTGTTCAATGTTGAAAGCGCGTCCTTGGTTAAAGGACCTACAGGAACCTGATCTGTCAGCAATTTACGAACATAATCTTGAGCCGCGGTCACCGGTTTAACAGCGGTCATAAACGGATAAGGCAACCAAGCAAGGTTGCCCATCAAAGTTCGACCCATTTCATAGTTTTTAAGCGCGCCCGGAGTCATTACGTCTTCTGGACCGGCCAAGTAACTACGCGTTAAATCAACACCTAAATAAGTTAAAACAGAAGAACCTAATCCGGCTACCGCCGCGGCAGGGTAAAGCACTTGCGGAACCATTTTACCGGCCCCTGCTTGTAAAACTTTCTGACCCGTTTTAAAACCCGCATAGGCACTAGCTATAGCACTAGGCGCTTCACGAGCGGCCCCTTTCGCAAAATCTGTCAGGGTTCCTTCCGATAAAGGATTGCCTTCGGGATCCGTTGCAAAAGAAGAAATAACAAGGCTAGGAGTATAAAGCGCACGTTCAGCAGGGGGTTTATCAGCATATTCTGCAATACGGTCAAAAATCGGGTTAGTGCCGTCGGCTAGCGTATCGTAATCAAGTTCCGGATGATCTAATTGTTGCTCTTGAATAATCTGACGAGCAAGAACTTCCGCGTACCCTTCGCCATAAGCATCAGCAAATTCTCTAACCTGATCGTTAGTTAACGTGACCGGATTAATTACCGGTTCACTAATCCCCGGAATTCCAGCGGAAGGATTGCTTTGTTGAACCGGGAGATCGGGATTGATTTCAACCACCACCCCAGCTTGTTCAGCTTCTGTCATACCCTTTCCTTACTCTTCTTCTTTAAACAAACGTTGGAAACCACCGGCACCTGCCTTCGGAGCATTTTTTATGTCATACGCTTTTTGGAAAACTTGGTAGCCCTGTCTGATTTGATACAGTTTATCTATTTTTTCTTGAACTTCCGAATACCGTTTGCTGTCCGCGGGATAGTCTTGAGAACTGATTTCTAACAAATTGATAGAATCGTCTGCGATAGCAATCAGTTGTCTTATCTTTGATGCCGCGGCATCATCTCCAACGAAGAAACTTGCCGGATTTGCAGTGAGCTTTTTAAGTAACTCTAACTGCGCTACGCTATCTCTCAACTCAGCGGCATCCTGTAGGAGTTGAATATATCGTGTGTTAAGTGCTGTTGCGGCAGTGATCGCGTCTTTTTCAGGCGTGAAGGGTGCTCCGATTGCACCAAAACTTATACCTTCAACAAGGTTGTTTACGAGATTTTTAGCCAAGGCGTCTGAACCAAAGGCCGCGGCCGGATCTTTAAGACCCTTCGTAATTGAACTGGTCATCTCATTTCGGCGTTTTTGCCGTTGACTGGCAATAGATCCCGGATCTGAAGGCGTTAATAAGTCATCCACTTTAACGTTTGGCACAGAAAGATCGCCATCACGACGCTTTCTAATCGCTCCGATCAATTCGTTAGACAACGGATTTCCGGGGGAGAGCTTATAAACCTTGTTTTGTTCGTCCCAAACCTGCTTAGGATTGTTGTAATAAGCAATCGACTGGTTTAACTCTAACGTCTCTTCTGGGCCTAAAGTACCGTCGGCATAAGCTTTGATAGTTGCTGGATCTGAAATAAGAGTCGTGATCCGTGCTTCGATACTACCGCCAAGACGTCCAAGTCTTGCGGCCGCCGCGTCTATTTCTAGCTTCCGGATCTTATATGCTTGATCAAACGCTTGGTTTTGAATCTCAAGTTCTTGCGCTTGTCTTTCAAGCCGTAGCTTTTCCTCACCTTGTGAGGCGTTAGCTAACGTTCTTAATTCTTCAAGTTGAAGTCCTCGGTCTTTACGCTCAAGCTCAAGGCTTTGCATTTCGCGTTTCAAGGTTTGTTCTGAATTTAGAAGCTCTTGCGCCTGCTCATGCTTTAGTTCAATTTGCTCAATGTCGTAGCCGTTAGCCACGCCCATGCGATTCAGTTCAAGATCGGCTTTGATCTGAATGTTTTCTTTTTCTAATTGATCGGCAAGAACAAGGCTCGCTTCACTACCGTCTTGTCTTAATCTTTCGATGGATGTTCGGTTTGTTTGCTGAACATTTTCTAAAGCGACGCGGTTAACTTGACGACGATCTTCTAAACCTAAATCGTCAATGCTTTTAACATCTTGTAGTTCTATCCGCCCTGTTTGTTTCAATTTCTCCAATGCTTGATTAGAGGCAGATCCTAGCCGATCTTCAAGTTTGATCTTTGCAAAGTCCTGACTGCCTTTTAATTTTTGTAACTTAATGTCTTCTTGTGCTTTTGCTTCAGCCGTAAATTGCGCTTCGGCAGACTGCAATGCCGCAAGTTGTGCTTTCTTAGTTTCACCTTCAACAGCTTGCTTAGATTCAAGTTGTTTTTGTGCGCGAGCAGAAATCGTTGGGAATAATTGCGTTTGCTGTGACGCTTCCGCCAAGCGTTCCGCAGGAGACATACCCGGCCGTGACCCGGCTGTACTAAACGCAAGCGCGGTGTTTGCAATGTCAAACAGCATTTGTGCCTGCGTTAAATCTTTCTGCTCTTTTAAACGGCTGGCCTGATCGGTTCCCATGATTCTTTCGTACAAAGGAACTTTTTGCTCATAAATTTGAGTCAACCGGTCAGGCTGTGGAGCGGGAGGAGCAACCACCGGCTCTTGAATAGAGCGTTGAGCCTTTGCCGTACCACGAAGAGAAGCCCCTAGCGACTCCGCAGGAGTAAGACCTATTGGTCTTCCTATTACTTGTTCGATAGGCTCGTTATAAAAAGGTAAAGATCCAATACCGAAACGATCTACGGGCTGAGACATGTTAGCCTCCCATCATTGACATAATCCCGCCGGCCATGTTGCCTTCTACGGGTTGTTGCATCTCTTGTTCTGCGAGTCCACCAATACCTTCGTCAACCAAGGACATTTGTACAACAGGCTGTACTAAGGCAAGAACAGATTCGGGAGTTTGCATAGCGTCTTCTTCCCCGACTAAAGAAGCAAGCTCCATCCGACGTTGTTCGACAGACGCTTCATCGCCGCGAACAGAATTCATCATCGTTTCAAAATCTTCGGCTTCTTCTGGATTACCGATTTCTGGAGCAACTTCGCCCAACATTTGTTCAATTGTTGCAGGATCAACTTCGCCTACGCCCATACTCGCCATGTCCATTGCAGGTTCCGCGGGCATTGCTTCTTGAGGCATCATTGACGCAACACCTTGATCGACAGGTGCAGGCTGTGCCATTGCCGCCATCATCGGATCACCGCCCATTTGCATACCGACAGGTGCTTGTTGAGGAGTATCCATAACAAACCCTGCGGAAACAAGCTGATCCATCATTTGAACATCTGCTTCGTTGGCCATGTCCAACGTGACGCGCTCGCCGCTTTGTGGGTTAACCAAGGTCGCCATCTGGCCTGTAGGCGCACCGCCTCGTTCCATCATCTTGACGGGGCCGCCGTACCTAAACATTTGCCGTTGCATTACGCTTCTGTTCATCATCCGAATAGTCCTGCTTTACTTGCGCCTGCCGCGGCGGAAAGCCCTGCAATACCTAGCCCGAGGTATTGTTGAGCCGGTGAAACACTTGGTGCTGTTGCGGACGCAATAGATTGTTGCGTCGATGGTGCACCTTTATAAATATCTGATAAATATGAGAATCTTTGGTATGGCTCATACAACTGTGCAAGGTCGCTTTGACGCTGTGCTTCCAGTTCTGCCTGCTGTTGTGCTTGTTGACGCTGACCAATATCGAATAAGAATTGAGATTCTTGCTGACCCATTTTTTGGCCAAGCTCGCCAAGGCTTGCCTGACGTAAGCCTAATGTGCCCAATAGTTCGCCTTGTTGCTGAACTCGGGCTAATTCATTTGCGGCCGCTTGTTGTGCCTGCATAAAGTTTTGCGCTTGTGATTGAGCAAGAGCCGCGGCACGATTGCGGTCAATCTCGTTTTGCGCTACCTGCGCTCGGGATCCGCCAAAAGCTCCTGCCCCTACGGCCTGCCCTGCCGCTTGGTTTTGTTGAATATCAAAAGACCGGTTGATTTCAGCTTGAACTGCATCCTGAAAAGGATTCATGTAGCGTTCAATCATTTCACCCGTTACTTGTTGAGGGCCAGCTAACGACTGATAAGCATCGCCCATCGTATAGCCGCCTTCTGTTAAGTACGGCATAAAGGACCCAATGCCCGCTGATGCGAGGTCCGCGGCGCGTTGCTGAAGGGCTGATTGTTCAGCAATTTGCTGAACGGGAAGCGTAATCGGCCTATCCGCAAGATCTTTTGCGGATTTTAGAAGCCCTAGTTTATAGGCTTCAATCTCGGGGGCTTCGCGAACAATTTCAGTAGTAGTTGCCATTACGCCACCTGTCCTCGTGTTTCAAGGTTACGCATCATCGAATACATGTTGTTGATGCCTTGATTTAAGTTCCCGCCACCTAGACCGCGAACCGCGTCCTTGGTCATGACAAACTCACCCGGCATCAGCAATGCTCGAACGCTGTCTTGGTCTGGGATGCCTTCGTTTGGCATGATGCCGCCATTACGACGTGGATACACTTCGCCGCCTGCCGCCGCCCGCATTTGCGGAGCTTGGTAACGCATAAACGGGTTACTAAAGAGCGTTTGTTGTGGGGTCAAGCCATACTGACTTCCAACAACATACTGACCTTGCGAGTACCGTGGGTCGCGGCCCGCGAGCATAAATTGCTCTGGGTTTTGTGCGACAAGATCAACCCCGGTTTGTTGGAACTCTTCGGCTAATTCGTTTGTTTCTTCTTCTGGCGTTTCAAAGAATCCACCGGCTGTCGCGCCTAAAGTGGCTAGACCTGCGATTGGGGCATAACGGGAGATCATACTTGGAGTCGCTTTTGCAATATTTTCTTGAGCTATTTTATAAGCAACATCATCCGTATAATTTAACCCTTTTAATCGAGCCACTTCCGCTTCAAGTCCGGGAACTGTGTCGGGAACACGCGGATCAAAAAAGTCTAATGCCTTTTGACCATACCCTTTAGCCGTGTCAAGGAGACTTGTTTCTGCTCCAGTGCTACCCGCAGTGCTACCCGCCTGTTCTGCAAAGCTGGCTACACGATCCGGAGTTGGTCCGCCTGTTCCACCGAAGCGGTAGTCGTAACCTACCCCATCCGTGCTAGCACTCCTAGCTCCCTTGAAGCCCGTGTAATTTCGTCCGGTTGGATCAAAGTTGCCAGAAGCGTCTTGAAAATAAGGGTCGTTCATCATTGCAACGTCTGGATCTAAAGACGGAGCTTTACCTCGAATATCAACCGCTTGTGTATATTCTTCCATTGGCGTAGTTCCCGCAAGCTCTTGAGCTTCGCTCACGCCTGCATCAGCACGGCCCGCGGCAATATCATCAGCAATTTGATCGCCCGTTGGAGCGAAGCTTCTGAACGGATCTCCAGCACCTAGCGCCTTTCCTGTCTGACTCAAACGGCCCATTGGGTTTGCCGCCGCTTCTTTAATGCCCTCAGTAAATGTACCGCCGCCAAGCTTGGAAGAAACACCGGAGAACACGGCGCCAGAAACTCCAGAAATCAAAGCTGATTTCAAAGCGTCTTTAATATTACCGCCTTGAATCAAGGTACCAATACCTGATCCGAGGGCCGCGCCATAAATTGCACCAAGCGGGGTCATCGCTAACGCGATTGGAAGAACAACCGGGGCAACTTTTTTCAGTACCTTACCGACTTTGCTTACCGCTTTGCTAACGCCTTTAGCAACGTTAGAAACAGTTTTTCTAACGCCGCGGAAAATTTTCTTCAAAAAGAATTCGGGCATACCCGTGTCTGGGTTAATGGAGTTTGCACTCGATCCAACCACATACCGATCAGGATCTTCAATCCCCATATCGCGCAGGTGGCTGAAAATAGATTCTTTAAGTTCAGGGCTTTGTTCTAATAAGGCCCGTGGTACGAGAAGCTCGCCTGTTTCAGCGTGAACGACTTGATCATCGCCATAACGGCCATAAGATGCCATGCGTTTTGCAATTGGTTCAAAACGCGCAATCCCCGAATCACCAAACTCTTCACGGGCTTCTTCTGCTTCGAGAGCCGCGATCTCTGCATCAGACATTACAAAGTCTGCGATGCCGCCTGCTGGGATCAGTTCTTCTTGAAGTTGTGCCTGTGCCATTAGCCTGCTCCGCCGCCCAGTTGTTCAGGTACTGTTACCTGTATGATTGTACTGCGTTTCTCGGACCCCGTCCAAGGGTTGCCGCAATCCGGGCAGTTCCCCGAAGGGTAAGACAAAATTTCTTCTGGGGTATCAACTTCGTTATCGCAAGAAACGCAACTAACAATGTCTCTGCTAGTTGAAGGTTTCCAACGCGTGCCGTCAGCCATTATCAATACGTTATCATCGCTCATGTTTTATCCTCTGCTCGAACGACTTTTACAAAGCCGTTGTCTTCATATAAATCGCCAACTTCTAAACTGGCAATTGCGTTTACATTTGGCAAACTGTTAATTCCTGTTAACGGATTGCGGACTTCGTTAATTAAGTTTTCCAAAGACCGTGCTAACTGATGCACATAAACGGGGTCGTATTGCGCCGGTGCCGCAGGGAGTAATGGACGTATTGTTTTGATACTCACCGTCTACCATCCGCTCTTGCGTCGAGTCGTGGCGCCCCTAACCGCCACTGCACACCGCTCGTGTCTGATTCAACTTTTAAGGCGAGTTGACGACCACGGGCTCGCATATATAGTTGATTAGTATAATCGTGTGTCCCACCAACTAATGTTTGACGAACAACCGTCCCAGACGCTTCATCATCTATTACGGCTCCGCTAAAGTTTTTTGCAGTGACGGTGAAATCTACTTCAGGGTTGTCCGCAGTAGATCCTCGGAAGGACAGATCCGGGAGCAGTCGTCTTATTAACATAAACTGGTCACCGTCACCAATGTCAAAATCAGACGACGTGATAAATGCTTCTAACGGAGAACCGTCCGCTTCTAATCCGCGCTCATGATCATATATATAGCCATCTGGTCCCGTGGCTTGCGGATAAGAACGTTGCCCCGATGCGCGGTCATTCCAGCAAGTCCGAGCTAATGTCCCGTAATACCACAGGTTTTCTGCATAATTATAAACCACATAACGGTCATTTTCTTCCGATCCGGCTGACGGATAAAACCACCAGACCTCGTTTGCTGAACCAAGAGATCCCGCAAAAATCTTGAAAGATTGCTGTGTATTGATGTCTGAAAAAACATAGTCACGAACAGAACAAGGGATTGGCTGAATTCGACCATCAAACATGTAAAAGTTGCTTTGACCCATCCAGTACACGGTGTCATTAACGCTAAGAGCGGCGTTAGGACCTGCGATTCGGATGTTGTCACCAAGTAGTGCGGTACCGAAGGTAAACGGAGGCCCGATAAACTGTAGCGAGTGTAGGCTGGAGTCTGTCCACACCAAGATTTGTCGTGAAGTACGGACAGCGGTAATAATCTCTGAACCCTGAGATAGCCGTAAATCACCGGCCGTGTTGGTTGCTGTTGGATTCCAATCAGCCGGATTCTCTTGGTCAGAGAAACGAATCAGTAACGGGTCTTGTACTGTCGATCCAATCGGGTTGGCGCCAAATGCAATGACATGCCGGTCAGCTTCTGAAACAAGGGTTTTACGCGCAACGACTGGAACTTCGTTTGCTCCAGATAAAGAAATAAGAGGTATTGCGCGAGTGTTTACACCACTTGTTGCGTCCCAATAATAAATCTGATTATCAGCGTTAACCATAATAAGGTCTTCACCGAAATTGTCCGCAAACCATATACGCAATGTTTCACCCGCCAGTGACGGCACGGCAGAACCCCAAGTAAATCGACCCCATGTTCCCGCTCCCCAGCCCGGTCCAAGAATTGTGGTTGCCAAACCCGTGCTTAATAAATAAAAAGCAGAGGCTTGCCCTTGTTCCGAAAAATCGCCATCGGCCGGATTAGCCAGTTCTAAGGTATAAGTGTCTGTGGTCACAGACGTAATAACGTGCGGAACACTTGAGTTTTCAATATCGGTGTTTAACTGAGAAGTCAGGCCGGAAACGCTTTCAAACTCGACAAAATCTCCGGTAGAAGATCCGTGCGACGGGTCGTGGACCGTGAGCGTTGCATCACCGTTTGTTGCTGAAAAACTAATTGCCATATCAACTCACCGAAACCGTAACTGTACCAACCGAAGATACGATAGGTTGAGTGTACTCTGTAATGTGAATAGAGTCTTCTGCGCTGTAGCTTCGGACATCGACTGTTACATTGCGATTATCATAATCCAGCCAAGTCACTGTGCCGACTTCGCCGGTCATTTGAACAGCCGTTTCAGTAAATGTTTGCGTGGTAACTGCTTCAAGAATACCTAGCTCTGCGGTTGCAGATACGCCTGTTACTTCAAGCACGCCGTCTTCAAACGGTAGACCAAGTTGCACGGTCACCGTGCCGACGAATCCACCAGCATCGACACCTGTTACTCCAAAAGGTAACCAAACGGTCCTTCGGTACGGGGTGATGTCGTACAGGGTCCCCGATTCTTCGAGATATGCTTTTTTCTCGGTGCCGACAAATAAAAAGTCCTGCGAAGCAAGTGTCGTGAAGTCATGAATACCACGGGGAGTACCGTCAAGCGCACTCTGGTTGACCTTTTCCCAACCGCCTAGCTTTTCGACGTAGCCGTAGCGAAAACGGATTTTATCGCCATCGTGCCAGCCGCCTTCGTTCGAGTAGTTAGTCCCTTCTCGATTGATTCCGGGTTTAAAGACGAGCTTGCTTAGGGGCATGAAGATTCCTTTAAGTTAAGCTATGTATGTACCGGAGTCTTTGTAGATCAAAATTGTATCCGCCCCGTCCGTGACTACTGTCGGAGATCCTGTAACTGCGCCTGAGTAGTTTGCTGTGAGCATTCTTAAAATAACTACACCTGAACCACCCGCAGATGCGGCTGGACCATCGTAAGCGGCTCCGCCGCCACCGCCAGTGTTAGGAGAACCCGCAGTCGATGCCGTACCTCCGGATACTGTACTTGCATTACCGCCACCGCCTAAGCCTCCGGGGCCAACACTACCGTTAGAAGCACCACCGCCGCCTCCGGCGTAGTAAACATCAGATCCTGAGACTTCTCCTACGGATTGTGCTGTTGCAATAGTAGACGAGATAATTGTGGAGATAGCTCCAATGCCGCCAGTAGAACCTGCCGTACCTGCCGGGTTTCCTCCGCCTACTGCTCCGGCACCACCGCCTGCACCGCCACCGTTAGTACCAGATGTAGCATTGCCGCCATTATTACCTTGTCCCGCAGTACCTGATCCTCCAAGACCTGCGCTATAACCGCCGCCTCCACCAGATCCACCACTTTTACCGGTTCTTGCGGCACCACCCGCACCACCGCCTCCGCCTCCTACAGCGGTATAGATTGAAAAAACACTGTCTTCACCGTTAGTGCCATCACCGGCGGCTGTATTGGTATCGGCAGTTCCTTGCGCCCCGCCGCCTCCAACAGTAATAACGTATGTAGTGCCTTGGGATAATGACTCATCAGTAAGTGAGCGCATTCCGCCTGCACCACCGCCTCCGCCACCACCGCTTCCTGATCCTGCACCACCCCCGCCTCCTGCGACAAGCAACGCATCAACAGTATAAGTAACTGCTTGCGTACCTACTGTGACCCACTCAGTACCGTTATAGGTTTCTACAACATTTTCGGTAGTGTTTTGACGTATCATTCCCTCAACAGGCGAACTTGGACGTTGAGCAGTCGTGCCCGCAGGCAAATAAACCGCGTCGGTTTTTGAATCAGGGCTAATGCTTGACAGGCCGCGAGCTTTGGTCATGGATTATTCCTCGGTGATTTGAACCCAGTTGGTTGTGTCTTCGTCCCACTCGTACAGATTGCCGTCATCAGGGTGTGCAACAGGTGCTTCCCAGAGACATGATGTTTCGTTCAGAGTCCACGAAGCGTAAGGCTGTGGTGGAATAAATGCGTTGCGTGTTGAGTCATAAGTATAACCCTTACCAGCGTAGTTCTTACGCTCACGGCCCTCGTCCCCTGTAATGACAGATTGATCCGCCGCAGGTTGGTTAGTTGCGGGATCGTAGTAAACACCGCCGCGCATATTGTAGCTGGTCTTTAGCCAACGACCGGGTGAGTCATCAACAAATGTGTCGAAGAATTCTGGTTCGGCAACAATGACCCTAGTCACGATGCCGTCTTGTACTTTTGCAAAATGTGCCATTGCTTGTCTCCTTTACTCCTCAGTGATTTCAACCCAGTTGGTTGTGTCTTCGTCCCAGCGATACATATTACCGTCATCAGGGTATGCAACAGGTGCTTCCCAGAGGCACGATGTTTCGTTCAGTGCCCAGCTTGCGTAAGGCTGTGGTGGAATGAACGCATCACGAGTAGCGTCATAAGTGTATCCGATGCCTGCGTAATTTTTACGAAATGGTGTGCCACCTGATCCGTGTATTCCGCCGTGCGTGTTGTAGCTAGTGCGCTTACAAGCCTGACCACGGAAAGCACCATAGTGCGATTCCCAATCAATCAGTCCGCCTTCCGTATTTCCGGCAATTACCTCGGTTACGACATTGTTTTCATCTAAAAAAGCATAGTGAGCCATTGCTGTTTTCCTACAAGCTAAACTGTATATTGCCAGTTCCAGCGGTAAATGTGGTTATCTTATTCCCGCCTGAAGACGCGGTGCTAAACGTCAAACCGCCGCCCGGGTTAGAAACGCTAATTGTGTCTGAATACTTAATGACCACAACACCCGATCCACCGGCTCCAGAAGTACCTCCACCGGCTCCTGCGCCACCGCCACCGCCACCGGTGTTAGTCGTTCCGCTAGTTGCCGTTCCAGTTGTGGATCCAGCGCCACCTCCGCTACTTGCAGTGCCCGGAGTATCTGCGGCGACACAACCCCCGCCGCCACCACCTGCCCTTGCTACTGAGTCAATAGAGCTTGTTAAACCGGCACCGCCATTACCACCGCCTGAACTTGTCCCCGCGCTTCCATTGCCACCAGCACCGCCGCCACCGCCACCAGCGCCGTTATTGGCAGATGTGTGTCCTGCGCCGCCGTCACCACCTTGGTTAGACGTACCAGAAGCACCGGAAGTATTAGTACCGCCTGCACCACCACCAGATCCACCAGTGTTACCTGTACCGTTAGTACCACCGCCCCCGCCACCAGTAGATGTAATGGTGGAAAATACAGAATTAGTACCATTTTCTCCGACTGCGTCAGAACCGGATCTTGCGGCACCGCCCCCGCCAACAGTAACGGTATATGAGGTGTCTAACGCTAAAGATAAAGTTGATTCCGCTGAAGAATTGTCACCAGAAGTACCAACCGATGTACGATAACCCCCGGCACCACCACCGCCAGCGCCAGCGCCATATCTACCCCCGGAAGCGCCACCAGCAACAACTAAAAAATCTACCGAGATACTACGATTAGGCTCGTCACTAAAATTAACCCAAGAGCTTGAAAATTCGTCATACCATTCCGGCTCAGACGTTGATGTATTAAACCGCACATAACCATCAGCAGGAGACCCCGGACGCTGTGCCGTAGTTCCTGATGGAAGAGCAAAGAATCCTGTAGAGGTGTTGGCTGAGTCAGACACCCCTGTGGCATCAACCGCGCCAGCTTCTAAAGCATCTGATCCAATCTTACTGATCGCCATTAGATCGTCTCCGGCCAGTCATTGATCGGTGCGTTTCCAGCATTGTTACCGTCAGCATCCACAGGAGCGTTGTAGAGAGCCATAAATGCCGCATGATCTGCCGCGCCTGTGATTGCAGTCTCGATGGTATTCGATGCTGTACGCACTGCCGCACGATAAGTTGTTACTTCAGCAGGGACAGTGTATCCCGATACCTCTGCCGCCTTGATGACCATCCAATCAGTCGGAGCAAGCAAGCCGCTAGCAGTCACTTTCGTCTGTGCGATGGCATTGCTCTTGAGTCCTTTGGTGACGATCTGTACACCGTCAGGATCTAGTGCAGGATTGCCGTCCTCGTCTACTTCATTGACATCATCTAATGCCTTTGGAACTCCTGCTGACCAGTAGAAGCGATTGTCGAACGGTACAGGCTGTAAGTCCTGATTCCACACCAGACCTCTAGCGGCTTTTTCGTCTGCTGACCAAGATGACCAGTTCGTTGGATGCTTTACGCCAGAATCGTCAGCCCAACTTCTGCCGACTCTGATTGTGCGTCCATTATATGTCCACATTGTTTCTATCTCCTATCAGCGAGCGTTGCTGTACTTAAACGGGTTTTCGGCAAATGCCATGTAGATGAAGCTGTTTGTTCCATTATCAAAGTTAGAGTTGTTTCTAATTTTAATGCCGTTTGATAATGCATCAACGTACCAAGATGCATCTGCACCGCTGTCTTCTCCTGCGGTTGTATCCCACGCTATTGGCTGTCCTTGTGATCCCATGACGTTGTAGTCCAACCTAGTTGTATCATAGCAATACCAAGAGCCTGTCGTGTTTTTACACTTCACCATGAACAATGCGGGCCTGAAGCCCAAGTAGATAAATGGCCCGTCCGTAGAATTATTTCCCGAAAATGAGCCAAACTTTGAGAAGCCTTCGACACTGTGGAAGCAATAAACTACAAATGTCCTGCCGTTGGTGTTTAGTGTTGAACTACCTATGCTAAAAACAGTGCTTGTTGGTGCAGTGTTTTGAAAGAAAGTTGTGTTTGAATTTTCGGCGTCCGTATTATTGTGTCGCAAGTTTTTACCCGCACCTAACGCACTATGATAGACAAGGTGATCTGTTCCATCTGCATCTCTACGTCTAAAAACAAGCATCTCAGGTGCTTGTGACAGACCGTGAGCAATAGTTCCGTCAGAGCCAGTTCCAGTGTAGGTCACGATACTACAACCACTTGTTGTGTTTGCACTGAGCCTTGTTGCAGGAATTGACCCCGCCAAAGCTGATCCGTAATTTGACCCGTTTACTTTTACACTACCTGCTGTTGGGGTAGCTCCTGCACCTGCACTGTTGTCTACCGTAGGCGCACCACCTAAATTCCAAAGCCATCCTACATAAGTACCACCAGATTGGTTAATTCCTTCTAGCGTATGGCTTGGATCACTACCTTTCTGAACAGTAAACCCATCAGTTGTGTACGCATTAATGTCGCCAAAGTTAGTCCAAGCTGACCCTGCCTGAGTTTTACCTTCAGCCCGTGTGCCATCAGGCGATGGGCCATTAGAAACTAAAGCATTGAACGAACCGACACCACGAACAGCGTCCAATAGCATATGATCACTACCATTGCTCGATCCGTTTCTGCGCTTAACCCAAGAGAAGTCGGGTGTGAAGTTAATGTCCCCTGTTACACCAGAGCCTCCTGCTTGAATAGTGCGTGTTGCGTTGTCGTCTCCAGACCACGTTAGCGTCCCAAAGTAATCCACAGGACTACTACCCTGTGCAGGGTCTATCTCAGGGTCGGGTAGGTTGGCTGTCGAAAGTGCAAGGTGATTTGATGGCGGTGTGTAGGTGAAATCTTGTTGGCCGAAATTGACTCTTCCTGCACCATTTGATGCCCCAGATGAGTTTCCAATCAAAAATGAAACATCACTATCCACAGTTATATTTGCCGATCCAACAGATGTACCATTTTTGTAAAACTCAATAGTATTGGTTGCAGACTCCATATCTAGTGCTATACCAATCACATCATTTGTCGTATAGGTTCCTGATACTGTACTAGATGAAGTTGACCAACCACCGTTGCTAGTCAAGTTTCCTTGTGAAGTATAAACAATGGTTTTAGGGTTTGCTTCTTGGCTTGAGTTCCACCCTTTTGAGTACGGTGCGCCAATACCAACAACAAAATAACCTGCGATAGTTGTTGGAACCATCTCGCAGTACCACTTACCAGAATTAACTGCAAAAGTAGAAACTCTAGCTCCATTTACAGGGGCGATGGTTGCTTCGAGATTACCATTAGATGTGGTAGATGATCCGCCAGTTAGAGGATTCAACGTAGCAAAGTTATTCGTCGGACTATCACTCACATAATCATCTGATGTGATGTTATTCGCAGTCCAGTTGTTACCCTCCCCAGAGCTATCGTTGACGTTACCGTCAAACTCTAGGTGAAACCCATTCGTACCGTAGGTAACCGATGGAGTCTTAGCCACCCACACATTTTCCTTGAATTCCCCGAACGCATCAGCATCGTAGGCTGTACCGTCTGTGAAGTGGACTTCGGCTAGATAGCCGTCTAAGTGATAAGTTCCTATTGAATTAGAAAAGACACCCATCGTGTGCAGTGCGGCACTGTTTATTGCATAATTAGTATCGAATGACCAAGTGCGAGTTTTAGTCAGTGTTATTTCTTCGCCATTAATCCAGATACGACTCCTGTTCGCACCTGTTCCATCAAGAGTATTAAAACGCCAAACAAGATGATACCAAGCTGATGGATCACGAAAGACCGCAACAGATTGATCATATGCCCCAGTTCCGCCTAAGTCAGTGATTAAATTGCCACCACTGCTTTTGTATAAAGCAACACGGCCAGTGCTTGAGCCACCGCTAAAAATAGTCGAGTTGGCTGATATGTTTCCAATCTTAACCCAACCACTCCAAGTCCAAGTCTTTTGGTCACCCGCCGCAAAAGTCCGACTCAGATACGCAGAGTCATTATCGTTAAACCGTAGCGATTGTTCTATCGTCGTAGGATAGAAGTCCGTCGCTTGTCCTGCCGATCCTGCTATGAGGTTGTTGATAAACATTATGAATACGCCAAAGTTACGACAGCGTGAATGGATGTTGATGTGCGAACGATGTAATCAATGCGATCTACCGCAGAGGCGGTTGTAGTTAGCGTAGGAGCAGTACCACCTGCAAAATCCCAGTAAGTGCCAAAAGACAGTGTGCGTGAACCAGTACCGTCCTGTACAACAAAGATCGAACCAGTCTGTCCAACTACCATGTTTGATGGATTTTCAAGGGTCCTGCCACCTCCGAGGGTTACAGTGAAGTTTTGGTTCGCCCCAAAATCAGGGGTGATCGAAGCGCCATCAGTCAGTGTCGCAACCTCGACCGCGTACCGTCCTTCGAGTTGATCGGATGAAGTTGTTTCGCCAAGCGCCGTGACATCCGAACCTGTGTATATGGATTTGACTAACTTAGCCATTTTTCACCTCAAGCCGTTAAAGAAATATTGTCTTCTGCACCGCTTGCGTCAAAGAAGGGGACCTGCTGTAACGCATTTAACGGTATTGTATCAAGAGTTGAATCCGCCTTGTAGAACGGAACAACCATCGTGTTCGAGTAGTTTGCCAGATTCGCTACTGAAAAAAGTTCATAAGCGACTATTTCAACAACGTCATCGGCACTCGCGCCTGTGGTCAAAACCACCGAAGTACCCGTTCCCGCCGTATAGTCCGTGCCCGCAACCAAAGACACTCCGTTTAAGTACACATCCGTGTACTTTGAATCTGCGTACTTGAGCGTCTGACCATTATCATCAGATCCAGAAAACGATGTTTGACTTGCTGTCGCCGTAAAGTAGAAGCGATTTCGGATTCCGAACCCCGGTGCTTTGCCGATATAGCTCATGGCTTTGGATACTCCGCTTTAACAGCCGCGATGGTTTCTTTCCATGCGTCAATGCCTTCATGGTAAATCTGATCCAGTTGCTCTGCGATGGATGGGTAGGCTTTCTTGCGATCCAGTTTGTATGGTGCATTGGCTTCATCGTATGCCGCTTGGAGTTCTGCTACCTTGGCATCAAATTCTTCTTTGGTTGGCTTGGTCACACCGTCCTGAATAACAATGGCGTGTTCCCAACACATACGCTGATCGTTTGGAATTGTGTTCCCGTCTGCGTCAACCTTTGCCCATCCATACCAGTTAGGAGTGTCAGGACGCAGGGCTTTCAGAGCTTGTTGTACAAAGTCCGTCATACTTCCGCTACCTTAAATGTGCTAAATCCTGTTGCCGACCTGTCAGTCGCCCCAATGAACTCAGTTCCACTTCCTGCCGCTGTATCCATTACAAATCTAATTTTTTGATTAGCCGTATCCGTTATTTTGAACATAAACACACCGGAAGAATTTGATCTGTAATTTGTAGTTGGAACGGTACTCCGAGATTCTACTGCATCGGAATAAGTTGAGTTGTTACTTGTATATTGTAAAACCATACAAATATACTGCGTATTCGCATTGGTTCTGTTGCCTTCAGCAAAAAAGTTAATCCACCAATAACCCGTAGACGGGAAAGTAAATACTCCAGAACTTTGCGACAATCCAGTTCCCAAAACAACAAAGCCGTCAGTATCAACTTGTTCCCAGTTAGTGGATATCACAGCCCCATTAGCCGCTGATGTTGTTGTGGATATTCTCCAAGAATCAGCTTCAGTAATCCCAAGCGATCCAGTGATCTGGCTGGACGGGATAGATGACGCACTCGTCAACACCGTCCCCGTCTCATCCGGCAGAGTCAGTGTGCGGTTAGTTGCTGTGTCTGTACCTGTGACGGTATAAGTCCCGCCAGAAGAAACGTCTACTTTTAAGTCACCGCTGGTGCTTACATTTCCGCTAAAAGTACCGGACGTTGCTTCCAGCGCAGTGCCCGAAGGATGCGTGATCGTAGAAACAGGAGTGCCTGAGTTCACAACATAAATGTTATCTGTGCCTGTGACCGGTGCCGCTGTGAATGTTAGTGTGGTTCCAGACACCGTATAAGCATCTGTTGGCTCCTGCCTTACGTTTTCAACAAAGACCTGTACGCCGTTTGTTGTCGCAGGATTAGTAAGGGTAAATGCTGTGGTACTGCCGTTACCAGAAAAAGTGTCTTTGGTAATCGCAGTAAAACTGTCGGCAGGTGTGTTACCAAAATAAGCCATTAGGTGATCTCCAGAATCGACATAATCGCATCAACAGATGACGCAGTGTCGGACTTAACCTTAATGCTGTCGTTTGTTGTTAAAACCACTTTCTGATCGCCGCCCACAATAACGAGCGATGACCCAGCAGGGACAGGCGCGTCTTTTACAATGTAAGTGTCGTTTGAGCCGTCGTTCAGTGTGGCATCCACAAGAACCTGAGAAGCTGTCCTGTTTGCGACAGTCAAACCAATGACTGTGACATCCGTAGAAGACCCCACCGTGTACGAGCCAACAGCCGTCAGTGAAGTGCCGATGCTCCGAGAAAGTTTGCGTGTAAAGGTATTTGCCATTTATCTCACCCTAGTGCAATTGCCAGTGCCACGGCTGTACCAGCAGGTTCGGCACCTAAGTTAGTTAATGCGGCGGAAGCTGTACTCGCTCCGGTCCCGCCATCCGCGATAGCGAGGTCTGTAATTCCTGTCACACTGCCGCCTGTCACCTTGATCGAGGATGAGGCAAGGTTGGCTGTGAAATCTGAGACCGCGGCACCCGCTCCCGCGCCATCGCAATAAATAATCTTTGTGTCGCCATCGGCTACTGTGACGTTGGCTCCAGACCCCTGACTAAATATCGCAGATTGACCTGAGTTATTGTAAACCATGTAGATCTTTTGCGCGTTATTTGGAGAGACGGTGATCGTGTTTGTTCCAGATGGGGAACCACCTAAAACTAAAGTCTTAAACATACCGTCGCTTAACGTACCGTCGGTTGTTGATAACGTGTGAGTCGTCCCAGATAGTGTAATATTGCCCACGCCGTTAAGAGCACGGTCCACAATCTGTAGGTTTGTGTTTGTTGTTGCACCCCAAGTTCCGGACTGTTCGCCCGTAGCGATTAGCTCAATTCCGGTGTTTGTGGTATATGTGCTCGCCATTTAGTTCTCCTATGCGGCGTCTTCCCAACCCGGTGTTTGAGAAGGTGTTACGCCTGTCCAACTCGGTGTTTGACTCGGTGTCTCTTCAGACCAACTCGGAAGTTGATCCGGCACAACCTCACCCCACACAAAGACATTGCCTACCTGCGCGGATAGACTTTCACCCGTTAAGGATACATTAGCTGTTCCTGTAATGGAAACAGTACCTACACTACCCGTAACAGGAAGTCCAGTGGTCGGAACATTGGCGTCGCCGCTAATCTCGGGCGTTCCTACTTCGCCGGTTGCATCCACTCCTGTTGGGAATACATTGGCATCCGCCGTAACAATTACCGCTTGTACAAATCCACTGTTTGTAAATGTAGTAGAGCCGTTAGCCCCGTCAAAATGCAATAAAACAGGGGTATCTTCAATTTCTGTGTATGCCGAAGTTGGCGGGGTAAAGTCGTTCCCGTCATATCTGTCTACCGCAGATACACGAAGTTCGTCTATATACCCTTCCCAAGTATTAGAGCCATTAAAATCTGAACCAATATGTATATTCGCGGCAGTGGCCGTTGTTCCAAAAAGTGTATCCTCTACTTTAACGCCATCTACAAAAACAGAGTAAGTATTACCAAAAGGATCACCTCTAGTAACCGCAATATGAACCCAAGTATTTGCTGAAAACACGCCGTTTATATTAAACAGCGTTCCGTTTGCTCGAATAACTAACAGATTATCCGTTGCTTGGCGGAGAGCTAACGCATTGTTAGATGTGGAATCCCTAGAGTCAAAGAAAACTGCATCTTGTGCCCCGCTGGTTGGTCTGACCCACATATCTATTGTAAAAGGGTCACTTCCAAAGTTGTATGTTTCCTGAGACTCTAAATAATCTCCGGAGCCGTCTAAAAGTAAACTTGCCCCGCCAAACTTTGACTGAGCCGTAGATATTTGAGCATCCCCAAAACCAGAAAACGAAATTGGCGCTGGGAGAATAACAGAAGCAGATACACCGGTAACCGAGGCAGTTATTCCAATACCTACCTCAACGGTGCCGACCTGACCAGTAGCCGATAGCCCTGTTTGTGGAACATTAACGTCAATAACGATAGTCGAATCGCCAACCTGACCAGTGGCTGACTCGCCTGTAACAGAAACATCTACGTCCGCAAACGCAGTGGCTGTTCCTACTTGACCAGTGGCTGACTCGCCCGTTGGAGATATAACCGCGGTGCCCGTTATTGAAACGGTGCCGACTTGACCAGTGGCCGCCAGACCTGTTTCGGGGACATTCGCGTCAGCGGTAACTGTGACGCTGTTAATGCCTGTTGTGGCAGAGACACCTGTAACGATGACGTTTGCATCAGCAATAACCGTTTCATCGCCAACTGCTGTTGTAGCACTAATACCTGTCGGACTGACATTCGCAGTAGCGGTGATAGTGACACTGCCTACATTTGTAGTAGCGGCTAACCCTGTTTCAGTGACGTTTGCATCCGCGGTAATCGATACGCTACCAACTCCGCCTGTAGCAAATAACCCGGTCTCTGGAACATTCGCATCGGCAGTTATAGTGACTGAGCCGAGTTGACCTGTGCCTGCAACGCCGGTGACGGAAATATCAGCATCAGCAATCGTTGTGACAGAACCGACTTGCCCTGTACCCGATACACCAGTTTCAGTGACGTTTGCATCCGCGGTAATCGTAACTGAACCAGTTTGACCTGTACCAGCTAGGCCAGTCTCTGGGACGTTTGCGTCCGCTTCGATAGTGACAGAGCCGACTTGCCCTGTAGCAGAAACCCCAGAAACAGTGACAGATGTTCCGGTTAGTACATTAACCGTCGCACCGAAGTCGGGAAGTTCACCTGCGTAGTAACGGAGGGCTGATACGATTGTTCCTGACCATGCGGTTGTCGCTTGATATTGGGTAGTGCCGGAATCGTAAGTGGATGTTCCACCGGCAATAGAAGAAAACCCTTCGCCCCACCCGCCTACGTTTCCTCCAGACCAACCACCGGTTTCAAGCTCAGTAGTCTTTTGCGTATTGATAACTTCACGCCCATCAATCCACAATAAGATCTGACTTTTAACAGTGCCCCCGTTAGGCTTAATGCTGAAAACAACTGTATGAGTGTTACCATCAAATTCTGGTATATTGGATATAGCTACATTTTGTAAGCAAATGTCCCCGGGTGTATTGTCTTGTACAGTGTCAACACCTTCGCCCGCTCTGAAGCGTAGGTAATAAGTATTAAGTATCTTGGAAACGCCAAGCCAAGAACCTACCCCCTCTCCACCATGTTCCCACAAACATTCTGTTTGACTGAATGAAGAAGGAAGTTGAACTTCCCCTGCAAACGTAATGCTTTGATATCTGCCAGTAAAATTTCCGTCTATCTGGCCGGAAGGCAGTGCACCGTCAAGCGTTAGGTCGTATTCAGGTGAGAAGTTCTGGGTAAGTTGATTTCCGCTTAGGCTAACATTCGTAACAGCGACAATCGTAACAGAGCCGACCCCACCTGTAGCAAACAGGCCAGTCTCTGGTACATTAGCCTCCGCGGCAACGGAGACTGTTCCGACGCCTCCGGTTGCAGAGACGCCAGTAACTGGTACGTTGACCGAGACACTGGTAGGTTCCCCCCAAGTGCCGGACGACCAAGTATCGCGCCCCCAACCGGATGCCATCAGAGCACCCTAATCAGGCAATACGAATAATAGCGTTAGAAGCGTCAGCAGTAGGAAACTGAATAGTAAAGTCACCAGACGTTGCTGTCTTATCCGCTCCAAAATCCAATACAACAACTGAGTCCGTTGTGCTAGATCCACCGCCTGTCGTTGTGTTGTAAATCAACGCGCCACGAGCAGTCACGGTGACGTTTGAAAAAACTTCATCCGCAAAGTCTGTGAACGCAGTTGTTCCAGACGTTGTAGGGTTGACGTTAGAAAGCGCCTGTCCCCCAGCAGAATAGTTTGTTCCAGACGCCTCATTTGTTGTCGAGTAGTCAGTTGTTGACGCTCCTAATGTTGCAGACGAAGTAAACAACGCAATGTTAAACGTATGCCCACCAGACAGGAAGTTGTGCTTACCTTCGAGCAACTCTTGCTTGAAAGATGTGCACATTGCTTGAGAAATTGCCATTACAGTCTCCTTATGGCTTCAGCTAATTTCGGATGACCCGCATCCTTCAATGCATTATATATGGTTGTACGGTCAGAGCGAATCGCTTGCCGCATGTAATACGCAATCAATTGGTTTGCTTGTTTTTTAAAAGCATGTGCTTGATCGCGCAATGCGGGATCAGCCGTATCAGATATACTGATTAACTTTTCCACACATCTCTCTGCGACTTCTTCGGGAGTACACCCGCGTCCATCGGTCGTATGAACCGTTACAATCGGTTCTTTTGGTAAATCAAAAACTAAAGCGTTTGATGTAATCATGTTTTCTCTCTAATAATTAATCCGGTACGGTAAGCGTCGGTATCTTCGACCGCTTCCCCGTAATTTTTTAAACGAGATACAGAGTCCGCAAACTGCTGGAAATAGTTCTGAATAACATCCTGCTCGCCTTTCATGAAAGTGTAGGCTTCAATTAAAGACCCATACAGCATTGCAAGCGGCGCATTTGTGCTTAACCACGTTGTTCCGCCATCTGATCCAGCCGTTAAGCTTGGTGGACGATAATAATAATGAAGTTCTACGGCGTAGTTAGAGTCTGGCGTTGGCGCTACAAGAAAGTTAGTCACATCAAAAAACGCATAATATTTTGGGACGCCTGTGGTTGAAGCGTCCGGAGTGTACTCTTGCAAGAAATTAACGTCTTTGTACAACAGAAATTCTTTGTTGCTTCCGTTTGTCACAGAAAGCGAATAAGGCGCCAAAAAATCACTAGGGCAGTTAAGGTATTGATTGGAGGCCGTTAAAGTACCCGTTTGATTTCTACGGAAAAAATTAAGCTGAACAGACTTAAAGATGCGCTCTTCTGCGCCTTTAATGAAAACGTCCAAGTTATTAACGAACGTTGTCTCTTGGTTTTCGCAATAATCTTGAATAGCCGTTTTTAGTTGAGCGTATGTAAAACTCATGCAATCACCACTGTAACCGTTCCAACCTCACCAAAGGATCTTGTTGCTATTCCCCTGTCAGGGAACCCCCCGGCTCCAACAGGAACTACGAGAGGCTCTATCCGATCAGGGCGAGCATCTTTCAAAGCTTGTGCATCAACAGGGCTACGAAAAGGCCCTAATTGTGGATGCTTCGGCTCATACTCGTCTTTCCCAACCAGCAACCCGTTCCATTCTCGACGCATGTCTTTGTACTTGTAGCGAACCCCTGATCGGTCTGAGGTCGCATATGCAAATTTGCCTTGAGCAAACTTAGACATTACGTTGTCCTAAAGTATTCATATTGAGGAACAACGTTGAAAGAAGCTCGATCTCGATCCTCTGTCATTGCTCGCTCAAATTCTTCTTCGTAAACAGCTTTTAAAAGCTGAAGACGTTGAGGCGCACGTTTCATCGCAATATAGTACGCCAGACCTGCGGCCAAGCACGGATAAAACCGAAACGGTATTTCCATTGTATTTACAGGCGCATCAGCGTCTTGAATTCGAGTCAACGCATCGTAAATGATGATATCGGTTGAATTTTCAGGTGCCGGCCAAATTTTTAAGTTTGGCGTAATCTGACGATCCAAGAAAAATTGCGTAGGACGACCTTGCGTTGTTTTGCTTGGAATGTTTAAAAACTCGTCTCGACTAACTCGGTCCAAAGAATAATCGGTACCGCTACGACGAACTACGACAGACAGAATGTCAATAACGTCTGCGCCTAAAGAAACGTCGGAGTCCGCCTGCGTTACTGTAAATTGACGTTGTTCAATCGTCCATTGATTCAAACCACGATTAGCCCACTCAGCTAGCATAAGGTTAAGCGAACGCCGTGCAGTTTTAAGGTCATACCCTGTACGAACTTCAAGACCGCAACGCTCAAACGCTTCCTCAATGTAGTCGGCTACATTGAGTTCAAAATCAGTTGAACCGGAGGTCGCCATTATTTAACACTCACCCTTACGTTTGCCACATTTCACGCAACCGCCTTTGGACATCTTTTTGACTTCGCCGCCGTACTTCATTTTTTTAGGTTTAACGAAACCGCCATTGCCTAAACGAACCGCGCATCCTGAACCTTTCATGCTTTGCTCCTACGAGTTACTTTGGCTTTCTTCGTGTTAGCCACAACTTGTTTACCTTGTGCGCCAGCCTTCTTTTTCTTTCTAGCTGTCGCCGCTCGCTCTGACTTTGTCAGGCTTTGTGCTTTTTTCTTTGGCAAGCAACGGTCGGGGTTCTTTTTGTTTTTTGAAGTCCCACATTCGCCAACAATGTTTCCTTTGCTGTCAATTCTAACCCACTTTTGATCTCGCCACTCTTTTAGCTGTCCCATTACTTTTTCTTCTTAGATTTCTTAGCGTAATTAGGGTCTTTGCAATACTTAGAAGCGGCCATGTTTGCATACGCACTCGGATAGGTATCAAAGGTGCGTTTTGCCCAAGCCTTACCTGCGGGGCATATTTTACCCCCAGACTTTACTTCGCCGCCTTTAGCCATGCGACGAACCGGTTTAGCGCGTTTAACCGAACACGCGCCATTTCCAAGATTCACTCGGCTTGTCATGCAAGCTTCTCCGCTAAAAACGTAGCTATGATTAACGCGGCTATACCCCACATACGCATGTCCAGCGTTTTAAGAGTTTCGCTTTGACTAGCTAACTTTTCATTTATCGCCTCATATCGAATATTGCATTCCGATTCATGGCGCTCTAAAAGTAGCAAAACATCCTTGGCCTGCAACTCTTTGTCTTCCAATGACAAAGTTACAACTGTTTCTTCTTTCTTTACCATTTCTTACAAGACCAATACCGTGCTGAAAATTTATCCTTTGCCGTGTCACATTTGTGACGTGCCCGAAAGCTTTTACGACGATCCGGCTGATCTTTTTTAATCGTCATGTTTGGATCCCCAAACCGGACCAGTTTAATTTCAGAGCCTTTTTTCGCCAAAACTGCAAACTTTTTGTTACCGCCGCTAGTACGTTTTGGTTTGTTGTAACCAGAAAACGTTTCACCGCGATAAGTTATCCGACCAGAAGGACTACGTTTTACATTTTTGGTGGTGGCCATTACAGGTCACTCCCGTTTTTAATATAAGTGATGTCTAGCGTTGCGGATGCGGTGATTGTACCTCCCACAGAATCTGCTTCTGCGCGAACCTCAATATCTGTTTTTTCGTTAAAAACAATTGGATTCCAATACGGGATACTGGTTGAGTTATTGGCTAATGTTACCCGGTCCTTGACGTTAAATACGCCACCGTCAGGTCTTGATACCAACGTAAAGATAGCGAACTTGCCAGCAGAAGATGAGGCTGAGACATCTTTTTGATGAAGATACGCAGTGTACCCTCTTGGCACCGTCCAAAGGCACATAAGTGTTTGGTTGTCACCGATAGCGACCGTGGCGTACTTATTTGTTGGAACGCCGCCCGTAGGCGTAGCCTCTGTACCTACATACAAAACGCCTGCATTAACTCCGCCAGAGCCAGCGGTGTTTACAGCAATGCGATTGACTCGATACCAGTTCAAAGCCCCGTTTAACTGAACCCCTGTTTGACCATTCAGCGAGACTGTTTCACTTATCTCATCAAAATTTGCATCCAATCCAGAAACAGTAGCTGTTCTAGCCCCTGTCCCCGCAGAAGTGTCAGCAGTAGAACTGCTAGAAATATACATAGTGGAAGCGGAAGTGGGATAAGTATATAAGCCGCCTTGAGACCAAACGGTCTCATTTGAATCTGCAATATCCGGATTATAGCCAAACTTGTGGATAAATTCGTGGTATGCAATTTGACCGCGAGAAACCTGAAGCTCAAAAGGCTCCGAAGTTCCTATACGAGTAATCGAACTTACCTCGCGAGCCATACAACCCCCTAGTTATAAAAGATTGTTACGGCAGTGATCGCAGTAAGCGCCGAAACATGTATATCGCCTACGCGTATCCCCTCCGCAGGGATATTCACCGAATGCGAATCAGACGCCAAAAAATCAAGGTCTAATACAGTTGCTCCTCCGTTGCCATCTGTAATGGTCAAACGTGGAGTTCCTGTTGTAGATAAAACTTGTATTTGACGAATACGCGCAGGACCGACAGCCGCCGATCCCGTGCTTGTGATTCGCTTGGCTTTTACATCAGAGCCAGCCATTCATCAGTCCCCTTTTTTCTTTGCCGCAGGTTTTTTAGTAGGAGCTTTCTTTGGAGCTTCTTTAACCATTGGTGTTCCGTCTGGATTTAGACCGCGAGCGGCCAATTCTTCCGCAGAAGCCGGCTTAAAACGACTCATAAGTCACCCCCAATTATGACGCCGCGATAGTTGCGCCAGTATCAGAACGCTTCCAGTTAGTACCGTCAGAAAAAGCAAGAATTGCTGAACCTGCCGCACCGTTAGAAACATAGATAAGAGTACCTGCGCCCGCATCAGAAGCTGATGGAGCAGAAGCTACGGTATAAGTAGGAACTTGAATGTCACCAACAAAGCCATTGGTTGCTGTGACTGGACCTGAAAAGGTAGTGCTTGCCATGATAGATTTTCCTCACATGCGAGTTTAGTGCGCCTGTCTGCATGTTGTCTGCTAGGTCAGTCCGACGCACCCATTTCCTAGATATTGAAATCTTACAGATAAAAAAAGGGGGCGTCTAGCGCCCCCTTCTTCTTATGCCGCTCCGGGAGTTCCGAAGACAGCGCGCCAATCAGAGACGCCGAAGCTGTAACGCTCACGGGCCTTGAACCGCATATTTCCAGTGTCAAAGTCACCTTCCATTGCAGTTTTGATTGGTGAACGGTTGAAGTATTTGAAACCGTTCGGTGCGTCAGTCAAGACGAAGAACGCGTCAGTGTCAGTCAAGAAATGGTTGACTACTGCCCCTTCAGGCAACATTCCCATGTTCTTCATTGCATTGGCGTCGTTATCCGCTGTACCCGGACGCAGGTTAGAGTTCAGAACGCGCTCTGCAACAAACTGAAGTTCCTTTGGAATAATCAGCTTAGTGCCACGAACTGCGATCTTCAGTCCACGCTCGTCAGTCAAGCCAGCGATGTCGATCAGCATTTGCTCAAGCGATGTTTCGTTGAGGTCAGCCGCGACAGACAACTGGTTGCGCTGGTTACCAGACAGAGATGGGTGCGCTGATGAACAAAGTGCCGCACCGTCACCTACAGGTGCTCCAGTGTCGAACGCGTTGTTCAAAATAGACGCCGCCTTGATCTGCTTAGTCTGGGCCATTGAACGAGCAAGTGCCTTGGTGTAACGAGATGCTAGACGATCATACAGATTGTCCTCGATGGCTTCCTCTGTAATAGAGAACGCCAGAGCGATTGTCTCGTGAGTGTAACGTGCTGTGAATGTTTCTTGTGCATCGTCAAATGTGATGGCAGAGCCTTCACCCTTAACTGGTGCAGTTGAGAAACCACCCAACATTACTTCTTCCTCGAACGCACGATCTGAAGATTCTTCAGTGAAGATTTCAGCGTGTTCGTTCTCGTAACGTGAGTATTCCATCCCGAACAGGGCATTAAGGCCCGGTTCAAGCTCTTTCGCTAACTGTGCGCGAGAGATTGCCATAACCCTTCTCCTTAAATACCTGTTGAATCAGCAGTTGTCTGAGATGTAGACGTACTTGCTGGCGAGTTGTAATGGAAGTTGAAGCGAACTACGAAATTTACGCCTGCCGCGTCCCAATCGTTGTTTGCAACGTCATCGACGATGCCAACGATACGCATAGCAAGAGTAGCTGTAGTTGCCGCTGTGCTAATGTCTAACTGTGCAGTTGAACGCCCGGTTGCTGTAGAACCAGAAGTTGCAGTTGCTAGTGAACAGTTTGAAAACACGTCTGCCAAGGCAGTTGCGCGATCTGTTACTGATTCATCAGCCGCTACACGGAACAATTGCATTGGGTTATCAGCAACGAAAGCTTTAACAGGATAGTTTGTATCCACGCTTACGCTGTTGGCACCCGGCCAGTAGTTACTGTAAACCGGCTTCTTTGAAACCGAGTCAACATATTCAACACCCATCAGGACACCGAGGAAAGGAACAGTTCCGCCATTTGCGTTACCAACAATGTCGATAACACCAGCCGCCAGTGGAATTACTGGCGAAAACTGATAAATAGCGTTCGTGTTTGCCGCCGCAATCTCATACTGAGTTACCCCAGTAGAGTTTGTTGCGCTTCCGTTCAACCCGATAGGACGTAGACCAAAAGAAGTATCTTGGTTTGCCATAAGGCTATCTCCTAATCAGGGTGACCCCTATTTATTACGAGGGCCACCAAAAGTTACACGTTGTTGCCGATCAGGGTTACTGATCCGCATCGTCGAATGTTGATTCTCTCGCATCATATCGTGATCCACAGCTTCCATCTGATCCGAGTTACGGTTGCGGAAATAATCCGTCCGTTCCTGAACAGTTTCTTCAGGGATCCTTGCGAGGATCAACCCGCCAACGCCGAACACACCTTCATATTTACCTGAGTCGATCACCGGTGCTTCAAAGTCCGGATATTCGTCCGCACGGACCAATTCCCATCCTTCTCGTAGCTTTGCACTGATATTCTTGCGGTCATCAAAACCGCGAGTTTCAGCGCGAATCCACCGATGCTTAAATCCATCTGGTGCAGGTGGTGCGTCTAACATAGACGGTGGAGCCCACGGCTTACGCTGTGCCGTTTTCTCTCTAGTTTCATTTGCGCGGGAAGCACGGCTTCCATTCTTCATGTCTTCAGCCATTTTATTGCTCCCTAACGTATTTCGCGTATTCTTCAAGTGGCACTCCGAGTTTTTTAGCCATAGTGACTTGGGTCTTGGAGAGTCGGACCTTTCCTGTGCGCCCAGTTGCTTTTCCGCGGGATACTGAAGCTACCGTCTGAGCGGGACGGCGGGCTCCACCCGAATTCTTCAACTTATGGGGAAATTCATCCGCCATACGTCTGTCAAGCTCATTGTAGTAATCATCTGACTGCGGGTCAAATCCTTCTCTTTCAACGAGTTTTTTATGAATTCCAAAAGCGGCATAAGTCATCGCTTCGTCGGAACCAAACCAATCATTCCGTTCTGCCCAATCTTCAGCTTTTGGATCAGGCCGACGCGGCTGTTGAGCCGGCATTGGTTGCTGAACTTGAGCTTGCTGTTGTGCGGCCGTTTGTTGGGCATACCGTTCTTGTTGAATCTTAGCTTGACGTGCGCGATCACTTTCGATTGCCAATGCAGTAATCTTGCGCTGTGCTTCAATAACTCCATTGGTATCCCCCATCTCAATTGCGCGAGCCAGTTCTTGCTCTGCCGCGGTTGTCTGGGTTTCTATGCGCCCGCTGTATTCTGCAACATAATTGTCGCTTAGGCTGTTCATCCGCTGTTTAATTGCTTCAGCTTCCTGTTGCACTTGTTGTGCATACCGGATCGCTTCTTCGCGCTCGCGCTCGGCAGAACGCATTTTTTTGGTCAGTCGATCAATGCGCTTTTGCGTTGCATTATTCGCTTTCTCAAAATTATCCTCTTCGTCGGCATCCGACGCTTCAAAAGCCGCAGATCCTCCAGACTCTTCGGGAGTCTCAAAGGAGACCTCGGTTTCTTCTGCATCACCAACGTCCAGTTCGATTTGGTCGTCGTCTCTTTCTTCAGCCATGTTTTATCTCCTTAGAAATGAAGAACGTCTTCTGGGGAACTAATCCTCGCCAGAATTTCGTCGTCGTTAAGAATCCGCACTTCCCCGCCATCAATATTGAAACGAGACCCGGAATAGCGGGCAAACATTACCCAGTCTTTTTCCGCGCACCAAGGCCCGCTAGGGAACTTGTCTTCGTCTTGATAGGCTAAAGGTCCAACTTTAAGCACATAGCCTACTTGCGTAGACACTTGTTGTTGCTCAAGAGTTTTGTCGGCCAAAAGGATTCCGCCTTCTGTTTTGCCTTTACCACGGTAGGGAAGAATAAGAATACGCCACCCGGTAGGGGTCGGTAGTCTTTCTAAGAGAGATCCGCCAATGGCTTCTGGATCAAGGAACTTTGCGCGTTCCTCTTTATACGCTTCTTCAAGCGTCGCGACTTCTTCAGTCATCTATATGCTCCTGTTTATCTAGCAGGCTCTTGAGTTCCTGTTCGACATGATTGAGGGCAGTCAACATGCCCATCAATTCACGATAATGTTCCATCGTCTTGACTCCATCGTATTCGAGGCAGTCAGTGATGGCCTTCTTCTGCTCACGGATAATCCGATACACAGCTTCAGCTAAGTATATATCACTCATTCTCTTATATCACCGCATTTTATCTTAGATAGTCCGATATAATCCTATCATATCTTATATACGGCAAGAGCTTTTTAAACGTTACGCATCCTTGTAACAAGACGATCCGCACGGTTGGTGACTTGGCGGTACCATTTGCTATCAACCATCTCGTCTGCGGCTTGATTCCAGTCGCGCGCATCAACCCCGGCTTTCATGCCTTTAAACTGGCTCAAACGCGGCCGGCCCATGTTAAACATCATGTTTGCAATAATCAGTTGTACTTCTTCTGGAAGGTCGTCGAAGTCTTCGTACAAACGCTGACATTCGTCTAAAGTTACTTCGATGTCTTGTTCAAAAACTTCGGCAACGCGCTCTGCTGATACTTCTGTTCCAACTTCTTCGCCATACTCTTCATCGTCTTCTGTAACGAGGTGGCCAATTCCGAAAGTCGGGTAACCAAGGTGGTCCAAATAGATTTCATATTTGCATCCTTCGTCTTCTTCCAGTTCTACTCTTAATTTTTCTAAATTCATTATTTGCCCTTCTTCATTGCCATAAGTTTGTCTGCGCCCTTAACGCCGAATGACGCGCTGACCGCGATAAATAAGAGGTATTGATACCATTCCGGTAGAGAGTTGAGTGCGCTGAACGCCTCATCCATGCGAGCAATGATGGCTTGATCGTCCATTGCCACGCTGTAAGCAACAGCAATCAAAGGCGCACTGAGGATCAAACTGAACCATTCATCCTTCCAAGATGACTTGGTTGCATCAGCCATAGATGCTTCCCAGTTAGCATCATTGTTTATCTTATGGATCTTAGCTTGCTGAATTGCTTTCTTCTCTTCAGCCTTCCCTTTGATAAAGTCTTTGCCTAGCTCAAGTGCTGGACCAAGTAGCATATTTAACATGACATCACCCCACTAAAAGGCTAAGTAAAAAAGAGCAAGCCGAAGCTATTGCTATGAATTGAATATCTATTGCTTTCAACATCACTTCTTCTCCTGCGGCTTTTTACCGCATTTGTCGCATTTTTGTTTCGGGCGAAAAATGAACTTAGAGCCGCAAGCTGTCTGGTACATCCCTTCCTTGTAGGTGTACTCGCAGATTTTCATCAGTCATCCTTCGGTGGAATACTCATGATTCCCCAAATTGCTAAAATTGCTAAAATAAGCGCGGCGACAAATTCCATATCAGCCGTCCTTTTTCTTGGAGCCCAATGCGGATGCACCAAAGAACGCGCTTACTAATACAGCAATAGACGCAAAGTATGTCGGCGCAATATCAGCAATTAGATTCGCGGCTGTATCCATACCGAAGGCATTAGCAAGAAAAATACCAAATGGATACAGTAGAAGACCAAAAAGAGCAAACCAAGCCATTTTGCGAATGGAATCACGCTGGGCATCTTCGTCTTCCATTTTGCGGCGCATGTCTTCCAACATGATTCTACGTTCGACTTCATCGATCACACCGTCACCGTTTAAGTCATATTGTTCCGTCATATCAATATCTCCAACATATTGTTCTTCGTTTCTATAACTTGAGCAGTCTTTCCGTATGTTATTGATTCTATTGTGTATTGATTCGAGAGTTTTTGCCAGTTTATATATGGAAGTTCCTTTGACTTCTGCTGGTACTCCGTAACCGGACACCATGCGTCGGGCTTCCTGTAAACGGGATGAAAAGGACTTATAAAGAGGTCGCTCACAATCCACCCATTTCATTCGTCTGTACGCAGACTACCTCATAATTCAATTTTGGCTTTGATGCCTGCGCTAAGACGTACTCTCGTACTTCAAAACACCTGTCCATTTCTACAAAAGCTCCCAGCGGTTTTGTAAAGACTTGTGATCCTTGCACAAGGATTCCCACCAAGAGCCAGACGGTCAACTAAGACCCTTTAAGGCTAATAAGCCAAAGTAAAAGGGCCACGGCCCCGCCAACCACACCGAGAACAGCAATGCCAACAGCCACATACAAAAATCCATTCTGTACGGCTTTTTTACGAGCCAGTGCTTTAGCTTCTGCACGTTTCTTTTCGTTCTCCCGCATTTGCTTACGGTTGGCTATGAACTTTTGGTAGTCATCCCACAGTCCGGCCCTACCGTTATAGATAAACATTTGTTTTATTTCAGCTTCTTTCTTGCGAATGTCTTCTAAGGCAAAGAAAGCATCCATGTCACCATCTTTGGCTTTCTTTTCTATTTCGCCTTTAGCGTCAGCAAGTTTGGTAAGTTGGGGACCCATTTCACCGACCGACGAAACGTGACCGGCAAACTCTTTGATTGCGCCGATAGCCTCATTTGCTATTTTAATTGCGGCTATGGCTTCAAAGATCATAGCTAGAACACTCCTTTAAACCTTTGCGGTCGAGCAATCTTGCTAAAGCGGGGTACAACCCCGCCCTTGGCCGCTTTCATATCTAACTTTTCAGATTTTATCTTACCCGCGTTAGATAGTGCAATTGCAACGGCTTGTTTATGCTTATAGCCTTCGCCCATCAGCTTACTAATGTTGTCGCTGATGGTTTTCTTGCTAGAGCCTTTTTTGAGGGGCATTAGTAACAGCCTTTGTAGCTACCACCACGCTTCGCCGCTCCCATACCACGCGCAGTGCCGCCGGGTACGTCCATTGGCGCTTCCGGAAGCGTTTCTCCGCCCTTGTAAGGAATCTTGCCTTGGCCTGCGATATCGGCATAGTTCACAGCTTTTGGGGCCGCGCCCGGAGTGTTTGTAACGATCTTCACTTTTGACATCTTACTGTCCTCTCATTTTAAGTAGTTCACGCTCACGACCTGCGTCGATCCGAGCTTGAGTTTGTGCCGCTTGCGCTTGTAACCGGTCGTAGAACTGGCGGTCACGCATCTGCAACGTCTGCTGATCCAATTGTAACTTAGCCGCATCCAACTGTGCATCTTGCTGTTCAGCCTGCGCCTTGAGTTGCAATTCCTGTTCCTTGAGTTGCACAACAGGATCTGGCCCTTGCCCAGATACTTGCTGAGACAACTGCTTGACCTGTTGCATCCCTTCGGCAATGTATTGAGCGACTAAGCCCTCAAACTCCATCATGCGCTGTTCAGGGTTCGCCGCAGGTCCTTGTTGCGCGGTAATTTGCTCAAACTCAGCCGAAGCGCGCTCCCGAGCAGATATCTGAACGTGCTCCATGATGTGTTTCTGCAAAGCCATCGCCACAGGAGGCATACCAGCAACCATCGGCGTTGAACCAAAAACCATATGTGACATGATATGTGCTTGATGGTTTTGACCCTCGAAGGCTTCGAGTTTGGCCATGTCGAGTGCATCGATATTCTCCTGTGCAGGGTCCGCGGGCCGCGAGTCGTCTTCCGGTGCCGCCTTCATGATCCTGTCAATATCCCTCACGCCCAACGCATCGTACATATCGCGGTAGACTTCATACATGTTGTGGAGTTCCGGAGCGGCGCCCGCCAACTGTAGTTTTGTCTGCGCCAGTACAATCCGCTGTGCCTGACTGAATACGTTCGGATCGGAGACAGGAATGACGTCTACGCGATCATCAAAATCTGTTGCCATGACCGAAGAGTCTTCGCCTTCCACAGAGTACGGATACTCTGGGGGCAAGCTCTCTGCCATGACGCGAGCCAAAATCTTAAACTCAAGACGCATTGCATAATGCAACCGTTTGTGGATAGCCGACATGACCCGCGAGCCTTGCTCCAGCATTGCGATTGTCGTGCCCACAGCGGCGTTCTGATTGCCGTCGCCTACCTTCATATCTGTAATGGTCGCGAACCGCTGTCCGGCCTCTACAACGAAGCCTAGCAACTGGAACAGCGTCTGGTCTGGGCCTTTGAACGGCAGAGGCATCAAGCTGTCGCGAATCGCACCGCCGGGGGCGTCCACATCTCGGAATTCACCGGGCTGGAGTGGATCATCATCGTCCCTGATCCGCAGACCACGGGCTTTGAAACCTGCGGGCAGGTTCGAGAGCGTACCGGCGTCGATCAACTGCCGTAATGCCGAGGTTGCTGTGCGGGACAGGCCGCCAATGGTGTGGATCAAGCCCAAGCCATAGAAACCAAAGCCCGGTAAGAACTTGTAATGCACAAAATATTGAATTTTCTTACGGAATTCGTCGTCTTCAGCGTAATTCCGACGGATAGCGAGGATTTCGCCCGTGTCATAGCTTAATGTAACGACGTATGGGATCTTGATACCCGTCAATTCGCCTTCGTCATCGACATCTTCATAGCCTTCGAGGTCCAAATCGACGTGACACTCCAACAAAGTTGCGTCGTAATCAATCTGAGAGGCGGTTACGCCATCAATCCGGTTGATTTCGTCGGTAACAGAGTCGCTCTGACCCTCGCCCGGAGTAACCGGAACGTCCAGATAGAAGCCTGAAACCTGCTGTTTCCGCAAATCGTTGAGCGACATCCGCACAACTTGCGTAATATTCGGGCAAGTTTCCAGATCGGAGGTTTCGTAAGGCACGACGAGGTTTTCTGCGGGGACAAATTTGCTCACCGCGCGGTTTAAGTTCTCGTCGAAATACACTTTCTTAAAGGTAGAACCCGCCAGTGGGAGGTAGAACAGCATCTGATCCATGTCTGGCGTGTAGTCTTCCATCACGTTGGTGATGTAATAATTCATAAACTGACGAACACGACGTGCCTGACCCTCTTTTTCCTTGGTCTTATCGCCCATAACGGTGGTGCGAACAGGCCCAGAAGCCGGCAATAATTCGTTAAACGCCTGTGCTTGGAACTGCGTCGCCGCTTCGGCCAGCAAAGGATGCGTTACACCGCTGGATCCGCGGAAAGGTTGCGTCCGCTCTTCGTAG